TATAAATTTATAAAGAAAAATTATATTTTATTTTTTAATATATATTAATTTATATATCTATACAAGTATTAATATCTATAAATTTAAAAAACTAAAATAATAATATATTTTTTTATATAAATTTATATATCTATAAATTTGTTAAAGCGTATATATCTATAAATTTATATACAAGCGTATAGATATATAAATTTATAAAGAAAAATTATATTTTGTTTTTTAATAAGTATTAAGATATATAAATTTATATACAAGCGTATAGATATATAAGTTAATAATTATTTTTTATTATTAATCTATTATATAAATTTATATAACTACTTACGCAATTATTATATTATATTAATATATTAATATTATCGTGTATATAGTTATGCTTGTATAGTGCATAACTATATACACTAATTATTTATTATAATATAATAATTGCTAAGTTATATAAATTTATATATTAATAATCTCAGTTAATCTGTAATCCCAACACTTCATCGAGAAATTTTTGTTTGTTAAAACAAAGTTGGACAGATTTAGAAGAAAGTCTTACCCTTAACAATGAAACATTTATCATATCTACAATACGAGATACATGAAATGATGTTAAATCATCTTGATAGATACTATATACTGGGTCGTCTTTGTTTATTACATCAATTCTAACCCTCTTGAGAAAATCTCCAACTTCTTTTAGTAGTTTATATTCATATACGGGTATGGAAGAACTCTCAATTGGTTGAATCCGTGCTACTCTTGGGGTTGAAAGCGCTACAAATCTGCCTGAAGCATCAAGTTGGATAAGAGAATAAAAACAAGCACCACAGTACACGAGTATATATGGTTCGTTTTCGACTTTGTACTCTACAATGTCACCAAGTTTTAGATTTTTCATGTTGTCACCTTTGTTAGTACAAACTCACATTATAGTTATATCCGAAATAATTACGGCTGTGTAACCATAAATAGTGTCGGTAATCATCTTCTGGATTGTTAAGCAAGTCAACAATTTTATAAACGTTGTTTTCCTCAACAAAAGAAACATTGTATGTCATGCGATTTGAAGTCAATTCTCTCTTGTCATATCTTATACTTGCTAACTTCTGGAATGTTTCAGCACCAGCAGGAACTTCTCCTGTATAGTCAGATAAATCTTCTTCTTCACAATAGCTTGTATACCATTTGTTCCGTTCTTCTACATAGATAAAAACAACATAGTATGTGCGATGGTTTCTATATACCACAAATGCTGGACGTCCCTTTTTGTAAATCAATTGCCTTTTATATTTGGCAATATCACCTGTTTTGTACTTCAATCTATCAACTCCAATAATACCAGAGGGCGTATGCCCTCTGGTATGTTTTACTGTTACTCACATTTAATCTCTGCGTTGTAGCAAAGAGCAACGTTGTATTCATCGGAAAAATGCGCTAAACATCCCGTGCCAAGTCGAACGGCGTTCATCGTGGTTTGCTCTCCGTCATAATTCGTATGATGTGCTTCGGCCATTTTCATATAAATCCTTTGCTGTGGGCCACCAATGAAGATATCTCCGTTCTTCAGCTCTTTGAACGAAATGGTTGTTGTGGATTCAGCGTTTGTGGAAAATTTCTTGTTAGTCATAGTTATGTACTCCTTTGTGTTTTATCGTTATTCGCTTGACACTCCCCACGGCTAAAGTCGGGGGATTCTCGGTTCGCTGACCGCCGCCTGCACAATGTGAGGTCTGTGCAGTCTCCACGAGCGTTAGGTTCGGGCGTGTCCCGTCCTACCACTATATATATTATACCATGAAACGGTATAATACGTCAAGTTGTCCATGCTTTTAGGTCAATGTTTGCGGCTTCTACGTTAGCGGCCATGTATTCATATGAGCGCATTATCTTGTCGCTTCTTCCAGTGGCAATAATACGTTGAACGAATCTCCCGCAAGAACAAAACATATTGTATTCGTTCACATGGTTGCGTTGAAAATCAATAATATCTTGTTCGGTAACGCTGGGGTCAAACTCAATCCAAAACATCGACATATATGGATTGTCTTTGTGTCCAGAACACGACATATATGTTTTTAACCCTACTGAATTGAAATATTCAACCATAGGAATCACGTCGGCATCATAATCTGACATAGAACTATGTTTCATATTATTTACTCCTTTCCAGTTGAATAATACGCCCGCTCAGGAGTGTCATTTCTATCTCTTAACCACTCAAGAACATCGTCGGGTTTTTGTTCAAATATAATCTCCGTTTCACTTCTAAGCCCAACATATATAGGACTATGGTATATAGCACCAACACTATCTTCATCGGGTTCATAAATTTCATCGAAGTATATTGTACTAACTGTTTTGGCGAGTTCCAAATCTCTATCGTCAAGAAGTTCCTGTTTGGTCTTTATTATGTCCTTTGGGTATACCCACCAATCGTCATAGTCGCGTCGTGTTTTTGCTATCACGCATATATACTTTTCGTATCTCCCAACAACAACTGCTTCGGAGAAATTAACACCACAGCTTTGTCTTATGGTTTTTACAATGTCGCCAACTTTGAACTCGTCCAATTTTGTTCATCTCCGTTTATGTTTATAGCACGCGCTACAATACGCATAGAATGCGTTTTATACATTAGCAATGATTTTATATTACTAAGTATACAAAGTGGCTTGTAGCCCCATTGTAGCGCGTGTGAGGGTATTGTACGTTTATGCCTGATAGTTTAGCGCGGCTTTCTTCTTGCTCGTAAAACCATACAGAGACATTGTAGCAACAACTGCGCTCAAATAGTCTTTGGTTTCAATGAAGAATTTACTGCTACCACTCACTCCAAGAAATTCTTCGGGCGATTTTATAGCCTCCTCAAAAGCGGCGATTGCTTCGGCATCAATACCACCTGTATATTCGCGCAGACACGTTGTACCGACCTGTTTGAACTGCTTCGTCTGTGTGTTATAAATCACAACAGTTTTGTTTCTGCTACGCATTGTATTACAATGTTCACAGAAAGATTTTGCTGTTCTGAATCTACTGGGGAGCGCGAGTTCAGCGCTTGGTCTCCATTCACCCTCTACCAAATGAATAACATTGCCAACTTCGTGATGGTCAAGCACAGCAATAACAATCCAGTTTTCATAGTGAATCTTACATTCTACCATTACAGGCACACATTCAACTGTTACGCCGGGCAAATCCGTTTCTTTTTGGATTGGTTCAAGCCGTTTGTACGAGAAATCGACTTTAGCCCGCTCCGCTTTGCGACGGATACAGGCAATCTTCTTCTCGAACGATTCCATGTTCTCTATGGGAATTAAATACATCATAATTAGCACTCCTTGTTATTGGTAAAGCTCGTTGCGCTCTACCTTTTTTTATTTTAGTGGTTTAAACTCTGGCACTAAACACTGGGCCGTAAGCACAGTTTGGAAAGTCTGTATAGTCCCGACCACGCCAAATGCGATATTTCCCGTTGTAGAAATATACCCGGTATTCCACACCGCGCAAACCTTGGTGACGCTTTCCGCAACGTTGATAAGCAACACAGGCGTTGCGGGCAGTCTGATAGTCGTCAAAAATATTAATCAACATAACACTCTTTCCTCCTTTCCGTTTTTATTATCGCCCTTTCCACTATATATATTATACCACACATTCGTGTGGTACGTCAATTTGTGCCCCTATTTATTGTGCCATCAAAGTAAAAAACGTCTTTAAAGTTTGATATTTTGACAGCATCTGCTATTTTTCCCATGAACTCTTCTTCTTTGCCTCTGTATGTATCTTCCCAAAAGCAATTCTGCTTAATTTGACAACTCCCCACGGCTAAAGCCGGGGGATTCTCGTTTCATTGACCGCTGCCTGCCACTGCGGCGAGGTCTGTGCAGTCTCCACGAGCGTTAGGTTCGGGCGTGTCCCGCCCTACCATTTGTGATGTTCTATGCCGCCGGTTGTTCAGCCAGCAGGCGCAATCCTTCATTCAGAATGTTCTTGGCGGCGTTAATGTCCCTGTTGTGATGAGTGCCGCAAACAGGGCACACCCATTCGCGCACGGAAAGGTCTTTCGTTCCAGCCCACTGCTCACCGCAGGACGAGCACAACTGGCTGGATGGATAGAACCTGTCCACAGCGACAACCGTTTTGCCGTACCAGTCTGCTTTGTATTGCAACTGCCGACGGAACTCACCCCACGCTGCGTCGCTGACGGCTTTCGCCAGCTTATGGTTTTTTACCATATTGCTGGGCGCCAAGTCCTCGATGCAGATGACGTCGTTTTCCCGCACCAGTGCGGTAGACAGCTTGTGCAGCATATCCAGCCGCTGGTTGGCAATGTGTTCGTGCATCCGCGCTACGGCGAGTCGTGCTTTGTCGCGACGTCTGCTGCCCTTTTGCTTTCGGGACAGCCAGCGCTGCAGCTTTGCGAGCTTGGCTTCGCTCTTAAGCAGATACTTTGGGTTGGAATATTCTACCCCATCAGAGGTGACGGCAAAGGATTTGATGCCTACGTCTATGCCGACCACGCCGCCCGTTTTTTGCAACGGCGCAACGTCTACGTCGGTGCAGCACAGCGACACAAAATACTTGCTGCTTGGGCTTTGGCTTACCGTGGCGGAGAGGATGCGTCCCTCTACTTTTTTGGAGATCGCGCATTCCACCTTTCCCAACTTCGGAAGCTGCACAGCGCCGTCCAGCACCTTAATGTTCTCACCCACACGCTTGCTTTTGTAGCTTTTCCGGTGGTCGCGCTTGCACTTGAAACGTGGATAGCCGGGTTTCTCGCCGCGCTTGACACGGCGAAAGAAATTTTGATACGCTGCATCCAAGTCCTTCAGCGCGGATTGCAGTGCAGTAGCGTCTACCTCACGCAGCCAGTCGAGAGACTTTTTTAGCTGTGTCATGTCTTTCATGCAGGCATAACCGTCCAGCGTTTCGCGCCGCTGTTCATACGCAGTTTTTCGTTCGGCAAGGTAGTGATTATACACATACCGGCAGCAACCAAACGTCTTTTGAATCAGTGTCTGCTGTTCTGCGTTGGGGTACAGCTTAAATTTGTATGCTCGTTCTATAATTGTTACCTTCTTTCATTCGCGCCTTATATCCCCATGCCTGAAGGCAGGGGCTTTACGGCGCATTTCGGTAATCTTTGTTGAATATACGTTCGAGTCTTTCTGGATAACACCGTAGAGTTAGAAGCATATTTTCGTGAAATTGGTGAATATCTGTTTTGAGACGTAGTAGATACTGTATATTTGCCACGTTATACATACCAATATAGTTGATACATTCAATTTGGTCCGTAGAGACAACGTTCTTGAGATTTACAATATCCATGTCTTTGTATGGAACCTTTTTTATTTTGCTATATAAGTATCCACAGGCCATGACTATAAAATCGCCACGAATCTTTTTAGATACAACAACACCGTATTCTATTTTCCATCTTTTTGAACAATTATACTTTACACACATTCCGGGTTTTATAAACATGGTATATCAATCTCCAATACGTTAGTTTTATAAATTACAAAAGTGTCTTGCTCCTTTACATCATTCCACCTGCGTATTGCCAGTTCAAGGCGCTCTTTGTAATTTTCAAAGTTTCTCCATTCGTCGTCTTTAAGATAGAAATATACTGTCTTTAATGGCTCAAGCTCTGTTACCAGCCTTTGGTTATAGTAGTAATCAATATCGCTATCTTCCTCGTCGTCATAATGAAATATAAGGTCAAAATTATATCCCATTACATCAGTTATGAATTTTACAAACTTCTCATATCCATTATCAATGATGGAACGTTCAGAGACTGGCTTATACCACTTGTCCATTTGTTCTTTATAGATAACTATGTAATCTAATGTATCTCCTTTCACATAAAGGACGTAATAAATCTCGTCAATCAAATATGATATAACAAAGCAATATGTAAACGAGCTTTTCGGGTCTGTGTTTTGATAGAAGCCGCAGAGCATATTGGAGAGCATAATTATTCACTCCCAGCGAATTAAAATACAACTTTTATGGACAAATTTTAGGCATTCAACCACTTATTATCAAGAACATAGAATCCAAAAACAAGTCCACCAGTCAGAATAATCCAGAAAAACCAGAATATAAAAATTGAAAAGTTTGAGTCATTAATCAATCGCTCTCTCAATTCTTCTGGCTCTATTTCAGAATAAAGTGTCACATAACGATTTTGAATTTCATCATCCTTTAAAATAATAAATACAGAACCGTTCATTTCAGCCGGAATAACTTTGAAATAATAACGAACTTTGGAGTTCTCATACGCATATCGTCCACTGATTCTTCTGTATTCTTTATCCAAATATTCGTTCCCAACATCCGACAGACGAGCGATGTCTATGTCGTAATTGTCGAATTTGTCGAACGGATATATGTCACCATTGAACACTACATCGTTTGATTTTGTTTTTGTTGAGCCGCTGTAATCCCAAGTATAATATGTTTCAACACGGGTTGAAACGCGGCCCTTCGCGTCAGTGCTTGTAACTGTTCTTGTATGCATAGTATATTTTTCTTTGATTTTCTCAATGTATAAATATTCACCATTGAGTTCTGGAATTGTTTGAGGTTCAACTGCTTTCAGTTCAAATATTGTGAAAACATCGCCAACGCCAGTTTCTTTGACGTAATCATACATATCCATTGAAGTGGCAATTGGTGACTTCATATAGCGTTCGTTTGTCTCCATTGCGCTGTCGTGGATTTTCCCGTGAATGAAAAACCCGAAAGTAATCATCAAGAAAACAATCGCTAAACTGGCCAAAAGCTCACGCAAGGTGAGCTTAAAATGGCCATCGTATATAACAATATTGTTCATATTAATCACCAAACATATTGTCAATTACTTCCAATTCTTCGGCATCGAAAGTAAGATAATCAACGTTCATCGGTTCATAACCTTGCGCAGAAAGAATCTGTTTATGCGGGAAAATTTTGATATATTTTTTATATTCTTTTACCTGCGCATTGTAATTGTTGCGATACTGAGAAATTGTATTTTCACAGATTGAAATTTCATTCATCAAATTCTCATAAACAGTATCGGATTTGATTTCTGGATAGTTTTCAACTACAACGTTCAGACTTCTCATGGCTTCCGCTACATCACCATTCTGAAGTGCGGCACGAGCATTTGTGACAGAATCCACAACATCTTGTTCGTGGCTTATGAAATTTTCTACAACTTGAACAAGTTGTGTAATGCTGTCGTTCCGATGCTTTTGCTGAATCTCAATTCCCGAATAGGATTCGTTGATTTGTTCTTCCATGCGAGCCACAGTGTTGGATACAGAAACCATATACCCAAGCAACAAAATCAGCAGGCTCAAAATTACAACGCCGATAATGGCGAACAGTTTCCAGTCAAAGTTTTTCATTGTTTGTCTCCTTTTTAATAAGTTTGTAATACCAATGTGCGCTTCTGTATTTCATATTTTTATTTCGTAGCTTATCCCTTGGTATTTTCTTGAAACCCATACTTTCTGGTAAATCATATCCATCCAACACTTTTGTAAACACATAAAAGTTGTCATATGAATCCGAAAGAACCTTTATTGCGTCTCTAAAATACTCTCTTTTATTCCTGTCGAATATAATAAAGTTTTTGCTTTCCATATGTTTGTATAACATCGGCGTGTTGCCTTTTGGGAGAGCAGCTTTGGAATCAAGCTCGATATAGTTGTATTTAGGTGATTCAACGTTTTTGAACGTTTTTTCTGTTTTCATAAAAAGTCCGTCATAATTATAGGTGTAACAAAGAAATTGATACCCACATTTGATGGCAACCTTTTCAGATCTTATGTTGTTTGTATCAATGAACAGAGCCACTTTATCATAAAACATAAAAATACAGTTTGTTATGTAGCTAACGAACTCAGCCATAATACCTTTATTGCGGTATTGTTCCTCAGTGTGATACGCAAAAACAAAATAATATTTATACCTGTTGAGTCTGACATGCATTAAATAGTTATCATCACTATCTACTCCGCCAAAATGAATAGTAGCAATATGTTCGTCGTCGCCATTAAACAAGTATAAACAGTATTCCACTCCGCAAGCACAAAAAAAGTTTTCTCTCGTAAACAATCGTATATAGTATACTTCATTGTTAAGTGGGAAAAAGTCCATATTATATTCTTTTATTTTTTGGTATAACTCATAAATCCCTATGCTCTCTGCTTTCATTATGAATACCCTCACTTTTTATATTAGCACTCTGTGAAATGTTTTTCAAGCTCGCATTTCCGCAACGGAAACTTTGTTGACTTTGGATTGTTTGCTTTTTGTAGGATACAACAAGTCTCGTTTTTGTGTCGAGTGAATCCGACTATGGCGTATTCGTCGTTCAGAGACAGCGGAATCTCCAAACCATATCTGGTGAATACATATGTTCCCTCTTTGGCAACCTTATATTTTCGGTATGTTTTTGTGTTCATTTTATAATCCCTCTTTTCGTTTATTATTCTGCTAACTTTGCCGTTGAGATATAGGCGATACCAGACCACAGACTACGCGCAATATGAAACGCTTCGTCCATATCTTTTGCCATGACAAAACCTATAAATTCAAGCCTATGCGTATCATGCCGCCATCCGCCCATTGCCCACTTTTTCAGCTTCATCTGTTCCATGTTGTCCTCCTTAGCTATCAATCCGTATAACTCGGCAAACGCATCCATATACGTTTATGATGCGACATGCCATTTTCGAGGCATCGTCCGATGAATAGTACCGCTTCGCTTCGGCTTCATATCGTGTTGTAACAATGGAATGATTCCCATTATCAAAATCATCATGGATATAATAGCACGTTTTTCTCCCGAACCAATCAGTTTCTTCTTTTTGAAGAATATACACGCTCATACCATTTCATCTCCATTCAAACACATAACTTCATCAAAACCCTCGTCGGTTGTTGGGGTTTCAAACTGTTTTGCCATTCTTTCGATTACTTCATCTGGTACTTTTCTTTCCCGTGTTGCGTTTCTTTCTTTACAAAGTTCAACGTCGGGAGTATAATAAAGCGCAATCTTTCTTACGCCCATAGGACAAATATCGAAAGCATACCGCCGCAAACTCTTTTTGAGATTTGTTGCGTCAATAACAATGCTGATATTGGCCTTTAACAAAAGCTCTGCTCGTTCATAAAGTGTGTTGAATACTCTGTTGTTGTCGCCCTGAAAAGATTCGTCTCCGAAAAGCTCTTTGCGAATTTCATCAGAAGATAATCTAACCACATTGCCATTTCTACAAAGAATATCAGCAAACGTAGATTTGCCACAGCCGGGGATACCTACAAGAACTATCATATTTACCACTTGTCGTTTACCCCCTCTACGACCACCACTTCGTTTGAATTGATATAGCAGAGTTCTCCGCTGATAAGGTCGGCACACCACGTTGAAGAACGTCCTGTTAAGTACAACATATCGCGTGTCGGCGCAACAACAAGATACTTGTGTGCGCCGTATCTAAATTTGTTTCCGGGCGAAAGTGTAAGCAGTTTGGCAAGGTTATTGTTCATTTTTTATTCCCTCCTTTATTATACAATTACGGATACACACATACAATCTTGATTGTATATGCGTCAACGGCCTCTACACGACAAACGATGAAATCTCCATACTTCCGAATCGTTTCCGTAAATTCATCGGCTCGTTTTGAAGTGTCTCTCACTGTGAAACCAGATTTCAACCGCATAATATTGATTGTTTCGCTATCGCAGTCTCTGTTGATTGCTTTGATTTTTAGCGTGGTTTCTCCGCATGTAACACTTAGCATACTCTTTAATGTCATTTTTTCATCCCTCCAAATTGTTTTATTGTGTGTAACCTAACCTACTATATATATTATAACACAAAAAGCCCAATACCGTCAAATCGGTATGGGCTTTTTAGCGCTTTTCGTCAAAATATACTCCAATTATCACTTTTTGATAGTGCTTGCATGAAACATTCATCAACTTTGTATGTCGGAAGCGTTATAAGAGAAAAAATGCTGATAATATTAAATATTGGAATACAGCATATAAGGTATCCGCCAATTGTACCGACTACCTTTTTGAAAGGCGTCAGCTCAACAATTCTATGAACCCTTGGGTTTCTAGCAAGAAATCCGCTAAGTCCAACCTGAATAATTGAATATAGACACAATCCTATACAAAAGTTGATAAGGAGAAGATTCATCATTCGACATCGCTCTTTTCTTTGAGATATTGGCCAAGGGTTTTAGTGTCTTTCTTTCTGTTGTACTTCTTTTTGCTTTCTTTGATTCGTGTGACAGGCGACATTGGCCAAAAGTTACGGCGTTTCTTGTCCTCTGCCTTTTTCTTGTTCTTTTCTGTTTTTAAATGCGATTGCTCCATAATCAATAAATGCTATCGTAATCCTCCCCCATATCCCCATAGAATCTCAAACGAAGTTTGGTTATATCTTCTCCAAGAACTTCTACATTGTTACGACACCATTCACAGAAATCTTTCATAATCTGTGAAGATAATGCCTGCTCTTTTATGTATTTGCCTGTGCGCACCCTTTCAGATATTGTGCGAAGATATTTCCAAGTGCGATAGTAATTGGTTTTTACTTTCAGCATATAGCCGTTAGAATCAACCAATACATAGCCCTCGACTTGTCGAATTGAATTGTGCGTTTCGTTTACGAAATCCTCAAATTCTTTCCATGTGTTCAACGTTTTTCTGAGCTTTTTACATGGTAATCCAAAGGTAAAACAGAATAATTGCGTCACTCGATATGGCATGATTTCGGTTTCAATGGTGTTTCTCACCAAATCAAGCACAACGATTTTCTGTTTCGGTTGGTCGATAATATGCGGATTATGAACAGGGTCGAGAACCTCGAAAACAGCCGAAACATTATGTTGTTCAAGAAAGAATTTAATTCCCTCTCTTGTTTTTGCGTTCGTAGTCGAATAGAAAATGTCTTTGAACCATCCAGCATATTCACTTTCCATTGCCGACTTTGAAGTAATAATAAAATCCTTAGTCTCTTTGTTATATGACATGATTCCAAGAAATCCGTTTTCTTTTTCATAAGCCTGTACAGGAAATTCAATCGTGTGTTTCAGCGCATCCATTTGCGTTTCTGGACGTTCTCCAATGTTGAAGAACTTATCATAGCTTCTTGCTACAACTTCGCCCGTTTTGGTATTGATGTACAACCCACGAGCCTTAACTGTTTGTTCATCCCATATTTTGTTAAAGAAAGCACTAGCCGAGAAATTGAAAGAAGAAATGTCTCCATATTTTCTTTCAACGATATTCTTGTTTGCTCGCAAGTCGTCAATAATCATTTTAAATGTCACCTACCATTAAAGTTAATAAGAGCAAATCGTCGGATGGACAAATGCTGGACAAATATTCTGGAATAAGTTCATAGACTTTTTGCCATTCTTTTTTGCTGTATTCAAACTGCGTTATATAGTCGGCACAACCATTTAAATCTGCTGTATCATCGGAGTAGCCCTCAACGTAGATTCTACGAAGTGAATTGTCATAGTAAAAATACAACGTACCAAGTTCTCCATTGTATACGCCGAACATCATTGAAAGATGCACATAGTTCTGTACAGCCAAGAATCCTCGCTGTCCAGCTTCTATCGTAGTTCTGTTCATAATTACCCTCTCCACATACCAATGTACTCTACTGCTGTTTTATATGAGAATGACAACTTTCTTGGATGTTGAGGAATCAACCCGTATATCTCTGGCCATTCATCAGCATCATAACGAAGCTCTATGATTTTGTCTGATAAATCATCGCTGTCAGCTTCAGCGAAGTCAAGATAAATTTTTCTTTCAGTATATGAATACCGGAAGAAAATTGTTGTGCTTCCGCAACTATACCATCCAAAAAGTGGATAATCCATTATTTGGTCACACAACAAAATATAGCTCATTGTGTTTCCCTCTTTGCCAAAATCATAAACTTTCTTTACCATACAGCCCACCAAATTTCATATAAAATGTATAAAATGCAACCAGCGGTTGCGGCCCCTTTTTACATATATATTATACCACAAATCCCCGCACCTGTCAACTAGATGCGGGGATAGAGCTATACATAGAATCGTTTGTTCGTTTCGGTGACTACATCGTCGTAGAAATACTTTTTCATAATACTTCTTGATGGATTCATCTTTCTGTTTCTTGTTCGCATAATACTATGCGCAACCAACTTGCCCCATTCTGTATCGTCATACGAAAGTATTGTTACTTTCGCAATGCGATACAGAGACTTGCTTCTATATGTGATATAAACTTGCTTTGCGCTCACATCTGGATAGATAGCAATTGTGGCGTCAATGTAGTCAAATTCGCCAAATTTAGGCAGTACAATCGTCCTTGTAATGGCCCTTTGGTAATCTGTGGTATCTCTTAGGTTATACCACAACTCTTTAGTTGTCATGCGCGGCCCTTTCAGCTCTGAGTTTTTCTTCGGTTTCCATATAATCTTTTAAATGCTTACACTGTACATTTAGGAAGTCATATTCTTCTTTGAGTTTAGCATACTCTTTCTTGAAATTTTCAAATTCCTCTTGTACAGCCGGGAACTTATCTTTTATAGCATTGTAATCGGCAACGGCTTTTGTATATTCTTGTGTTTGTTTTGTAAGGTCGGGGTGCTTTTTCGTCCAGTAAGACGCATAATATGCCGTGAATACGACTACAATCGCACATAGCAATATAGCAACAACCACCAGAACAAGAATACCAAGCCAAACATTAACCATAATCATTCCTCACTTATAACATAATGGCAACTGCTATAACCATATATATCAATATCGCTATGATTGCCAATAGTATGGTTGTTAAAATAATGTTAATCATATTTATCGTATCTTGAGCTTACCACAAGGCAAGCATACACAATGAGTGTAATAACACCCATGAGACTAAGAATTGTTATCATCACACTTTCACACCGTCCTTACGATAAACAAAACACAACCATCCATAGAATCAATCAGAGCAATCTTTTTATCCATGAGGGTGCTGTATGTTTTGACATCCTCTTGATTATTTAAAAGATAAAAGTTTTTACGCTCTTGAATATAGAAAGGGAAACGAATCAGTTGTTTGTCCATATAGGAGCGAATCGTATCATCTTTGATGATTGGCCTTGCGCTTTGTTTTGCTTTGACTTTAACAGCTGTTGGTTTTATTGATTCATCAAATGTTTTTGCTGTTGTTACGGCATCTTGAGCAAGTTTTGGAATCCATTCACCACGTTTTGGCTTTTCTTCTTTTACACTTGGAGTGCGTGAAATCAGAGAAATTACTACAATAAAAACAACGAAAGCAACAGCAAACCAAATCCCCATCATAACAAACACCCCTCTACATTTTCATAGTTATGTCCCGTTTGGCAATGTTGGAACAGCCAATAGCATACAGTCCAGCGTCATATTCGTTCTTGAAAATATGTTCGCCAGTCGTCACGAGATACTGTGTGTCGTATCCTCTGTTTACTTCCAGCATATATGCCAAGCCAATGACAGCGCCATTGTCAACCTTTGCGGCAACCTGATATACATTCGCCGCATAAACCTCAAAGTTCTTGAGATTTATAGTTTTCATAGCGGGAGTAGGTACAAAGTATACTTTGTCTCCCTGTTTGAATTTGGCGTATTTTGGACTCATAACTACGTTCATTTTAGGCACTCCTTTTTATTTTTAGCCCAATCTTGGGCCTCTTTATAAGATGTGAAAACTTCATCGTTGCTCGCCACTACATTTGTTTCATCACTGTCGAAGATAAGGGATAGGACAAATTCTATATCAAACATAGAACTTTTGACACGCTTGTTGATTCTTGCGCGATATATTTTGTACTGATTTAGTCCATATATTTTTGCGCTATATTCATAGGGTACATAGTATACAACATCCATAATTCCCCACCTTAATATTGTTGGAGATTGTGAGCCGTCAAGAAAACCTGACGGCTCTGTCTACTCCATGAATTTTCAGATTTCAAGACATGCGTCGAATGGGTCGAACTCGACAACTGAAGTTTTTGCTTTGGGTTTCGACGGTTCAACGTATGTTCTAAATTCGATACCCGGCAACATACTCTGTGACGGAGCATTAAAAGAGGTTGTCCTAACAGACGGTGTCGCAGCTTTGGGTTTGTTGTTTGCTCTGAAAGTATAGACAACAAAATCCCCTACACTTTCAACCACCTTGGCATCTTCTGTGCCACCATACTTTCCGAAGTCACATTTCAGCATGATTTCATAATCGTCTGTGCCATACATAAGAGGCACACCGACTTTTGTTTTCGCGGTGCTCATTCTCTCGGAGAGAGGGATTCCATATCTGGCAATAAGCCTGTCAATGGTGTTTTTGTTTCGCACAATGAAACTCGGCACTTCGCTTTCGGAAACGCCAAGATAATCACGGCAGAACGAATTGTAGTTTGTGATTTTACGCATTAGTAACCCTCCAATGTTTTTTTTGTTATGAACACCGCGTTGCCTTTTGCTATACATATATTATACCATATTATATTATATGGTGCCAAACATGGATTGGCTATTTGTCACATGGAAGTTTAACTTTATACATATCTTTTGAAAAGATTCTATAATTACAGCATACTTTAGGAAGAAACTTTGATTTGTATTTTGTGTCTGGATATGTTTCGCTTTTTATGCATTCGTTTATAAAAGGTATCAGTTTACGAGTGTCGCAAACACACGAATTATACATATTTGCATGTGGTAAATCGCGTCTCCAACGAAGTACGTCACGAATGAATTTGTATGCCTCTTTTATTTCATCGTCAATTTCATCTATATCAACATTGGCATATTCAACCTTTGTCATATGTCGCATATAGCATTGTGTTGTTCTATCGTAAATGCTTGGCCCTACATATATAGCTCTAATAGAGGTACTGTATATGCCACATACGATACAAGGATGGTCACCTATTGAAACGATTTGTCCAATATACACTACATCACCTAATTCTGTATATATTATTTGTATGCTTTTGTAACAAATCCCAGTTGGAAATATATACGACGTCGCATAGCTTTCCGCTTGAAATTATATCAGTTATTGGCCTATGATAAACATTTTCATTTGGAATATCGCACCTATATTCCAGAAGTAATTTCTGAATCATAAGTTCATGTTCTGTTGGTTTATATGAATCGTTTATGTTGTCAAAAAAATGTGATATAACTTTATATGTTCTACCAATATACGTCGGCACCTTATGTTTTAGGACAACTATATCCACATATTCAACATCATTATCGTCCAGTCTACAATCGTACACATAAGATACAATCGCTAAAGTCATGTTTTTATTTGTGATAGAATAGCGTCCATCTGCTTCTCTTGTTCCTTTTACGAAATCTCCTATTTTTAACATATTACACCCCAAAAAGAAAAGGACGTATGATTTTACATACGCCCTTAAAGTATTTGTCAAACTTTTGAAGCCATGGGCACATATTGGAAAGATTCAATTGGAGAGAACTCAAGTCCCATCTTGTCGGACGGACACATCTTGACAACTCCAACTTCTTCCAACGGATACTCCGAACCGTCCATCAGATTAATGATGCTCTTATGGTCGGTTACGATGCCCCATGTGGTTTTGGCAAAGTTCCCATCAATTGCGAACCGGGCAAAATCGCCTTTTTCAAGTTTTGTACAAATTTCCATTTTTGCTCACCTTTCTTACTCAAAATCATACTTGAATTTTTCTTTGTATATCTCCATGTTTTTGACGTATTTGTCATATGCTTCGTCTGCGTCAAAAGCACCGAAATACTCGTTCATCATTAGCCTATGACGTACTCCCACAGTGGGAACACCGTGGGATTCTGCTTCATCGAGGACGCTGGCTGGCCCAGTCTTACTGCCCCTCCGCAATGGACGACGCCCCGCCCACAGGTTTTGCTAAATCTTTAGGCTGGGATGCCCAACTGGGCCAGTCCAAGCCGTTTGATGTTGATAGCTGCGTTCACGTCTCTGTCGAGATGATTGCCACAATGCGGGCAATCCCAGTTGCGCTGCTTGAGGGTGAGTTCAGAATTGACCCAACCACAAATGTGGCACGTTTTGCTGGACGCTACCCATCTGTCGATTTTGACGACCTCAGTACCAGCATTGCTGGCCACCCATTCCAGGATGCGAACGAACTCCGCGAAGGCAAGGTCGGAAACCTTCCGTCCCCACAAGCGCTTCATTCCGTCGAGATTCAGGTCCTCGATGCAGATGATGGCATATTCTCCAACAAGGCGGTTTGCCAGCTTGAAGAACCAGTCCCTGCGACGGTTACTGATACTCTGGTATACGCGCCCGAGATTGCGAATCGCCCTCTTACGGTTGTTGCTACCTTTCTGGCAGCGTGATACCGCACGGTGAGCGGCCCGCAGTTCATTGAGCGAAACTTTATACCATTGTGGCGAATCTATCACAGAACCGTCACCTAAATTGAGGAAATGTTTCAAACCGAAATCCATCCCGACAGCTCTACCTGCTCGCGGAAGGACGTCGTTACATTCCTGCTTCGTGACAACGATGAGATAGAACTCTCCCAGCGTATTGCGCTTCACTGTGAGGGTTTTGATGCTACCTTCAATGGAACGGGATTTGAAATATTTGTATTTACGTCCCATGATGGTGACACAGTTACTGCCTTCATGAAAAGCGTACCCCGCTTGTTTGAGTGTGAAACTGGAATACCGGCTCCGCCTCTTAAACGAGGGTGGAGACTTTTTGCCATGCCGTTTTTGTTTTACATGGTCAAAGAACGCTTTGTACGAACGGTCAACCCGTTCAACAACATCTTGTATAGCTTGGCTTCCTAAAGCCTGCCATTCTGGATTCAGCGTTTTCTTGACCTTTGTAATATGCTTTTTGAGTTTGTTGGCAGAAAGGTGTTTCCCGTACAGGCGATAGTACCGTCGATGCATTGCAATGCAGTAATTCCAGATGGAGGCGGCAATGTCGATGCCGTCATTCAGATGTTTGTTCTTTTTGCTTTTGTACAGTTTGAATTTGTACGTTTTAATTACGGTGCGCATATTGCCCACCTCCTTTCTGAAGTGTTTTACTGTTGGCCTATCATCCCACGGTCAAAGACCGTGGGTTTTCTCGGCCGTCTTTTATAATGTTTTCTTCATCATAGAAGAATTCAGTAACTATAATTGCTTGTGGGTTTTTAAAGAATGGTTTTCTGTCGAGAGGAGTTACTATTGACAGAATTAAAAACGGCTCTTTAATGTCATGTTGAAGCAAATATGTCAGCAAGTTTGCTCTGGAAAATATTCTTATATCCACTCAAATCAACACCTTCAAATCAACACCTCGTTTATTTTTTTAACCCATTGCTCATAATAACCCTTTTTCTTACCATCTTCCTGATACACATGAGGTTGCCTATGGCTTGGATAAAAAGCAACATAATCGGTTAATGACCATCCTCTGCCCTTAATAGTAACTACTTTACGGTCTAAAAATTCTAGACGATGTGCCATTAGTTCATCTATACTAAATTCTGGGCTTTTACAATGTCGTATCTTTCTGTCGGCAATAATAAAATTGCGTGAACTGATGTCGTATAAAAATCCTCCATAGTATGGTTCGTCGTCATAGGATGTGTCAATATCATATTCACTGATTATAATTTTGATTATATTTGCCAAATCTTTTGTCAGATTCAAAGCTCTTGCAACTCCCTTTGTGCTTCCTCAATTGTGTCAGCTGAGAAAACAAATTTCCCGTTATAATATACCTCTATATGTCCATAGACATTTCTGAAATCGTACATCACATTACCTCCACAATCATATTGATATGATATTCTTCATCCTTTTCATTATACTTGATTTTATATCCGTTCTCTTTCAACTTGAATCCCCACGGATATTTTTCACATGCCAATGCGACAGAAATCAACTCAATTTGAGAGATTTTCCATTCTCCATCATGTCTCATTCTAAGCTCATTGTATTTTTTCAAATACTTGAGCCAATCGAATTTTTGTCGCATATAAATCTGTGTACCTTTCGGTAAAGAAACGGAATATTTTTTGGATTTGTCATATGCGTAAAGTTTGCCGCTTGTAATTACAAGTTCTACGTTTTTGCCATTGTGTACCATATTGTCCCTCACTTATCGAATATTTCTTCTATCGTCGGAAACGTTTTAGACTTCCCTGTATAACTGAGACTTAACATTCGACTTGAAAGTTTACCATCTTCAAATCGTTCTGCTATTTGGATTTCAATGAAATCGTCTACATCTATTCCAGCACGATGAAGAAATCTTGCTAATGCTATCAAAGCGTTCTCACCGTGAGAACTCCCTATTACAAATTGTCCTTTAACCGTCAATACTGATATTGCGAAATTAGGATTCATTTTACCACTCCAGAAGCGAAGATGTTGTTCCATGTATTAACAAAAGCTGTTACAGTATATGCTATATGGTTGCTCTTATCAACTAATAGTCTAAACGCACCGAAATCAGTTTCATAAAAGAAGTAATAATAATACTCTCTTTCGTCTTTAGACGCAATTTTGCCACGAGTGATAATTTCTTTTACAAGATTCTGATATGCTTTCTTGTCTGTGTGCGCATAATACAATGTTTTTGTTTCCATCGACATTACATCCCCTTTCATTGTATATATTATACCACGAAAACATATCATGTGTCAAATCAAATGCGTATATATACGCAAAAAGAGCCATGGAATTAATATCCATAACTCTTTTTGCGTAAAAGAAAATAAAAGAAGGAAGTGGTCGGAGTAGAGAGACTTGAACTCCCGGCATCCTGCTCCCAAAGCAGGCGCGCTACCAACTGCGCTATACCCCGATATATAACACATATAATACGCTTTTTACCACCATAAGGTTTAGCGCAACCTACCGATTTCCCATTAACAAAGTGATGGAGGTTTACCATCGTAAGGTACGGATTCATTCTTCTTGGGAGTCGAACCCAAGTACACATAAGACTATGTGCTTATACGATTTCACACACGCCCGTTTAGTGTAGTACCGACAGAAATTATTCGGTTTATTATATGTGATATTTCATTTATACCCCAAGACCAAAAACTTGGGGATTTTTGCGAACATTTATACCAAAAGAGAAAGAGAAACTGGAAAGTTTGAGCCAAGATATCGTTTTTATGTTCGCTTGGTTTTGGGGACTTGGCGCTGTGCTGAGGAATCGAACCCCCGCCCTTTCAGACGTATATCGGATTTCAAGTCCGAGTGCCAACCATTGGCAAGCACAGCTTATTATTCGATTTTGTAGAACCAGTGAAGCACATACGAATCATCATAGTACATAATGGTGTCAAGAAATGTATATCCGCCAAGGCTTTCATCTTTTATGTAAGCTCCGGTTTCAATCGGGCGAAACGTAACAGTGCGACTTCTTGGCATCGTATCACGCATTAAACAATACACAACAGTGGTTTCGTTTTGTTTCTTGAGGCTCAATACCTTTTCGATTGGGCCTTTGATAACGGGTTCTTTTAAAGGGTTAAACTTGTATATGTATCTCATGCTTTACACCACCTAATTTAAGAATCGTGCCACTACAAAACCCTCTCAGGAGGAAGAGGGAACATCGTGGCTATGTTTTTAGGAGAAAGAATAACAAACAATGCCAGAAAGATTCTGGTGGTGGGAACTCAGGGACTCGAACCCCGCGCTGGCATAGTTTATAAGACTATCGCTCTAACCAACTGAGCTAAGTTCCCAAATTTTGGGGCTTATCGCCCCATGTTCATCCGGTCATAGCGCACATCGCTCATGCCAGTTGCTTCAACCGCGCTTCGTAACGCCAGAGCAAGACTCTCGATAAACGAAAGTTTTCTCATTCTACTGATTCCTCCTTCCACTCTATACTGTTACATGCCACTTAGGAGTGCTTAGAATGAAATTTGTCGAATTTCACAACAAAAGAAGTTCTGCGAAGAATATATCATTGGTAATGAAATTGTACGCAATCATCATGGAAAAGCTGATACATAAAGGAGATACCTAAGTGACATGTAACAGTACAGAAATATTAAATTTTGATGTTTATATTATAACATAAAATCGTCATTTTGTCAACAGATTAATGACAGATTTTACAAAAATTTAACAAAATAATTGCCGACTTCATGCCCAATTTGGCATAACTTATGCGAGAGGGTAACGCATAAGAATCCTTAGTCGGCGGATTTTTGGGACAAAGAAAAGAGAAAGAAAGGGGTTTACCTCTTTGCAGAGGTTGATGTTGATGGATGGAGTCGAACCATCGTCGCACCCGGGTGGCTCTACCGTCTGAGCTACATCAACACACAAAGTTATACTACACGCCATCAGGGGAAAAGCTATGGCTCCTTTGCGCTCCCAATATTGCGCCCCACCCAAACCCTCGTATAACCTGTCAGAGGTTTTAATAATAATAGGCTAGACCTCTGAAACTAGAGCCATTTTGAGATTGGCCAAATCTACCGCAAGCAAATGGCGGTTGGTTGCGGTGTCGAGACTCGAACTCGAAAGGCATGGGGTATGAACCCAGCCGTTTCCCTTACTTTCACACCGCGTCGTTTTCATTGTCTATATTATATCATATTATCAACAGTCTGTCAAATAGAACACAAACTCATTCCCAGAACTTGTAGAAATAAACAACCCGTTTCCCCTATATCTTATTCTAGCCGGGCAAAATTCATGTTCCCCTATATAAACATCATAACCATCGTTTTTCACTCTCTGATGGTAAAAATATTCTCCACGAACAAGGTAAATATCGCAATATGCTTTTGGGAAGAAACGGTATACATCTTTATAAGTGTATACTTGTCCTACATTGAATTTTCCATCTAACTTACTCATTCTTTGAACCCCTTTTACTAAACCCTTGACTAGCCGCCTTGTCTAAAAGCAAATTGAAATAATTTCAGCCAATTTGTTTATCCTAACATACTTCGCAAATTCCACTTGCGTGTTCATCGCTAATATATTATTCAAAACCAGAAATTCTTCTAAGAAATGTAGTCCAAATACATTATAAAATAACTGGCGAAATGTCTGATGGGTGTGTTGAAGTATGAGCTAACACGATGATGAATAATCGAAGTCGTGGTGTAACGATGCCTGAGACTTTTGCTTGCCTAGAAGTGTTAATAAAGTCAACACGAAACTATCATCACAATTTGATTATCAGTCAAACTTTTAATAGATAAGATTTTCGCTCAAAGAGCAAAATTTTTACGCAGCCTCATAGTTCATCTGCGTCTGAACCGGTTTACTCATATTCCAATTTGCTTTTAAACAGGGCGGTTAGCCCTGTGGCGGGAGTTACTTCTCAGCGCCCATAACGGTTGAAAAGTAAGTCTCTACCGCATCAGAAAGAGAACCATCGAAGTCGAAAATCGACTCGTAGGTTACATCCGTTGTTACCATCGCTTTGTCCACATAGTTGGATGTCGAATTTGCTTCCGTGATAAGAGTGCGCTGAATTTTGCGGAAGTGGTTGCGGTCGAAGTCAATGGTTTTTACACATTCGATGGGATAACGATAGGACGTTTGTTTGCCCTCATTATCCATCTTATACCCAATTCCCTCTGACTTTGTAGCAGAGGATTTGATAGAAGTGATGTTGGTAACATACTCAGAAAGAGAACGTTTGACGTTCGCCATATTAATGGCGTTGTCCAAATCGAACGGGATAGTGCGTTTAGCATCTCGAATTGCGTCAGAAAGGCGGCATTTTTCATCCACGAGCTGAAGCGCGAATCCAAGAAGCTCAGACGCCGAAACTGCAGAGCCATCAGCTTTGAGCAAACGATAGCTCTCTTTGACGCACAGGACTTCGATTTCTTCGTCCTCTGCTTCTGAATATGCCTTGGATTTCAGATGTTTCTCTTTGGTTTTCACAAAGAGGTCGGTCATAGCCATACGACGCTCAACGTCTGTAAGCCACTTGGTAAGTACGTTCTGTGCGTGAAATGCTTCTTTCAGTACCATAATTATTGCTCTCCTTTTAACGAATTTGTAAAATTTTCATGTATTCTTCCAACCCATCATCAGTTCCATCCCAATCGGTATGGAGCGTGCCGTCGGGGAACAGCACAAGTTCTTGCATCTCTACGATATTGCCAATTTTTACTCTGGTGTTAGCCAGTCCACGGTGATACCGTATCAAGCCTCTACCGTCTTTGCGTTTAAACTCAAACTTGTGGCAGACATGGCAATATACCTCAGATTGCAGGCGATAGTTTGCTGTTAGATAATCCATGATTCCATGGTTATCAGATAAATAATGAAGATTTTCGGGAGTAACGCTGTTGTAATCTTCACGGAATGTGATGTCGATATTTCTGCCGAGCTTACTATATCGGCTTTCATACTCACAAATGCTTTCTGGATTAAAGTTATCATCAATAACGACGTTAATTCTGATGTTGAGATTATCTCTAAATCCCTCAAGTTGTTTGTCGTCGGCCAAAATTGGTTTTTGTTTTTTTTCGTCAAGAACATGACGAGAAATATTAATCCCTTTGATTTGCGGTGTGGTATTTACATACCGAATAAATTCAGAGCAGTTTTTCTTTGGTAGCTCTGTGTTGATATAGACATTCTTCTTTCCAACAAGAGTTACCATAGACCTTAACAAACTAATATCTTTTGTTGGTTCGCCGCCAGTAAAGACAATTTCTGTAAGTTTGGAGCGGCTGAATTTCATCATCCACTTCAAAACACTTACATAATCAATACTACATTTTTGGTACAAAGCCTTACTTGTACAGAAAGAACAATTATTATCACAATCTGTTGGTACATATACCGTACACATTGCGTCTACTTTTTCTTTGTTGTAGGAAACTTCTGAATCTGATAAATAGTATTTCACATTAGCACTCCTTTGCAAGAAAATAGGAACATAATGGTGTCGGTGCCGGGACTCGAACCCAGTCAACTCGCGTTAATAGTGAGTGCGCTTCCTATGCGCTACACCAACACAATGGGGCGAGTATTCCCACCCCAAAGATAAGGGGAAAATTAAGAGGAAAAATTATGCCCAACTGGTGACCCCGGCGGGGATTGAACCCGCAAATTCAGCCTTGAAAGGGCTGTGACTTTATCCGATTCGTCTACGGGGCCATGCCAAGCCAGCGTTTATTAGACGCTGGCAAAAGGCATCCATGTATCCAGCGCAGAGCGACTGCACCGTTTGTGTTCAAATGCCCTGTGAAAACGTGAGGAACTTCCCCACCAAACTTCCGGGCTACAAGTTTCTTCCTTTTTTTTGTGCTGGGCCGGAAACAAACAACCAAGCCTCTTGTGAGTTTTCCAGTCTCACTCAACCCACCACTACTGCTCAGTTGGAAAACACCGAACAGCCGACCCACTTGCGTGAATGGTAAGGATTTTACACAGTGCACTTTGTGTAATGGGTAAATGGTGATTGCTGGTGGCATACGAGCCACCGCCTCCCGCCTGAGAAGCGGGCGACTTTCCCTTGTCCAAGCAACCATAAATGGTGACCTCTGGTGGTATGCGAACCACCGCTTTCTATCGGAGAGATAGACGACTTTCCCTTGTCCAAGAGGCCATATTGGTGACAGGTATGTGATTCGGACACATGTTTCCGCCTTGAGAGGGCGGCGACCTAGACCGCTAGTCGAACCTGCCATATAAAACTCCATAGAATCCACCGCGTTCACGATGCTATTGTTCGCCCGTCCGCTATGCTCAATCGTGTATAGTGGAGTTGCCGTCAATCCTATGGAGTTTGAAACACTGAAACAAGTTAGCATAAAAGGTGAGAAATTTATTTTTGATTTGCTTCCCTGTTCCAGTGTTATTATTATAACATACTGAACTCAACGCTGTAAAATAAAAACGATGTTTTATTTGGTGTTCCTCAGTATCTATATTATATCACTTCATCGTGATATGTGTCAAATAAAAACACATGTTTTTCTATGCGTAAACGCCAATGACTTCTACTTCTTCATCCATACTTCCACCAATCGAATACATCTTTTCGATTTTGCGTGGAGTGGTCGGCCATGAATATAGAATACACAAGTCTCCGTTTGACTGTCTAGAGAATCCACGAATGATAATACGAACAAAATTGCCCTTTTCACCGAACTCTACCTTCGCTACCGAATACGGCAAAACCTCTCGATATGGGACAACTTTTGATTTTTCAAACTCCCTTACTTCTTTTCTTCCCATCTTTAGAACTCCCCTTTTTCCTGAATACACTGTATTCGGGTTTTATATTTACCCATGCTGTAATGACATAAATACATGGATATCTATATCTTGGATGATTAAACCCTATAACAACGATTAGGTTTTTAGTATCACCATAAGGAACTCTAAGAACCGCCTTATCTATTCTCCCCTGTCTTACTTCGACACGAACTATTTCGCCGCAAAGCAACAGTTCTTTGTCGATGTCAGTCAAATTATATCTGCGTTTAAAACAATTCTTGTGTTCCAAATAGTTTTCTACTATTTTTTCAGAACAGTGTCTAGAATGAAATATTTGACGATTCTTTTCGCCAATCATTTCCATAGTTTTATCACAAATAAAATGCGGGAGATATGTGCCTTGATAAATTCCATCTTGGAACATTTAGTTGTCACTCCCTTATCATGTTTATATTATACCACGATTATGTGATTCTGTCAAGCAGAACCGAGGTTTTAGTAATAGACTTTCCAAAGCTCCTCGATTCTGCTCAACTCCACCGGGGCCATCCCCCAACGCTCAACGCATACACAGACACTTCTCTTTGTAAGCGTCTTATACATTTCACTACCATGGACGTGTCCATAAGCAAAATAGTATGGTGTAGCGTCGCTCATATAATCGGGCGGTTCATGTCCAAGGATAAGGAATCCATTATACATGATGGGATAACGGTACACTTCGTCGAATCCTTTATCCATCCACCACGAAATAGAGCGTCCTCTGTCATGGTTGCCCATGATAAGGATTTTCTTTCCCTGTAATTGACTTACACACTCTTTGGTCATTTCTGCGCCGCCAAAAGAAACATCTCCAAGGCAGAATACCATATCATCATTTGAAACAACCTTGTTCCAGTTTTTGATGATACCAGCGTTCATATCTTCGACGTTCCTAAATGGGCGCTTTTCATATTCGATGATGTTTTTGTGCCCAAAATGTAAATCAGACGTCAAAAATACTCTCATTTTGTTTGTTCTCCTTTCTATGTAAATATGATTCTTCCATTGCTATCTATTCGTAGATTTAGAGTGCTGCTAGTTGAGGTTATTGTATTAACACGGCTCAGCATTCCTGTGCTACGCGGAGAATAAATATATGTTAGATATGGACTAGATGAACGTCCGCCTATTATGACTGAGGCATCAACAGTAAATGGGCGTATATCTCCAAGCGACGAAAAAACACCTTTCACTTTACCGTCTTTAAACGGGTCGTACTTACGAGCCTTATAAAACTCGAAAAACCAATCATCAGTCACAACAATTATTTTGTCTCCATATCCTCTTGTTTCAGCGCCGTCCATATCAATCCATCTACCAATTTTAGGTACGAATAGTTCGTCCCCATCAATAAATGTAGTCGTATGAACATCAATATTATATAAGACACATTCGTCAGAACTAATTGGAAACGCATCGAACTTGTGCGTTTCTCTAAATGTTATATCGTCTAACAGCAATTTAAACTCGTCATAAGACATATTTCTCACCACAACTTTGAACTTCGATGTATAACGCTCCCGTTCAAAGGATTTTTAAGCTCAGGCACTCCCATTTTGATTTCAATAGTATCTCTGTCAACGTCGTTTGGAATAAGAATATGTTGAGCATCGTCGTGTACATGGCCATATCTGGACTCTTTCGGCGTATAGTGCCAAGAATTGTTTTGATAGTAAGTGCTTGAATATCTGTCGATTTTGGTATACTCAACATCAGTACCACCTATAATTTCCTTTGCTACGGCATCGACAGCATCATAATATGAGCTATCGGGACTACCCTGTCCTCTAAAGCCCATAATGCTCTTACTGGCTTCGTCGAAACAAACAGCGCTACGACACTGTTTGCTGTTCCATTGAAATTGAAAATTACCGCCCCTAACCTTAAGCGTATAATCATGTTTTTTGTCGTTATGTTTAAACGCAATCGCTGTAAAGGCATCTTGCATTATAGAAAATGCGCAGTTTGAAAAACTACCTTTCCCAATATCAAAACATGACACCCATTTGTGTTTTGTGATTGACATTGTAAAATAGTCCATTGGGTCAATGGAAATTTCAATAACAGCATCAATCTTGGTGTTCTGCATGATTTTAGACAAAGCAATATCAAACATATCGTCATTCAAGAGCTGTGAAAAGAACTTTGATACTTTCATTCCGGTTCGACATATATCACAATACTTAGAGTAAAGGCGGGGAACTCTATAAATCTTGTTATCAAGAATTTCCCTAGTCGAAAACTGTCTTACATGAAATCCATATACTGGAAACTCACTGACAAAATTATCAATCAAAGCCTCCATTTCACATTCTGTTTTGTTGACTTGGAATGTTTTCTTAACTGACAGATTGCGCCCCATTAAGAGATAAAGCCACTTCTTATTGGTTGCCCAATTCGTCAACATCTTTTTTACATAGTCCATTGGGATTTCCTCTGGTGAAGCATTCTCCCATGTACCATGAGCAATCATTTTTCTTGCCATGTCAAAATCAACTTTTGACAGCATTTCTTCAATAATTGCTTTGTCAAAGTCTCCAGCGCCATTAATAACAATGGCGTCCTCTACACGTTCACACAGCTCTTTTTTATTGGGCTTCAGCATTGCCGCCGAAAAACAAAACCCGTCTTTTTGGAAAAGACGAATTGAGATAAATTCGTTTGTCTTTACGATTCTATCTTTTACTTCTGGTGTTACACGAAATTTGTGTCCACAATATATGCGCATGTGTGTGGTAAAACCACCGGGCACTCCCTCTAAACTGCCGAACTCTTTTGTAAGTTCATCCATACTTTTTACAGTCAAAACCATGCCACTACGCAATGCGCCGGGCAACTGCCACTTATACAATATCATCAATCCTGCCTTTCTCTTAGTATACTTATATTATATCACACTTATGATTGTTTTGTCAAATGTGACATAATACAATATTCTTCATAATTTATCTTTGTGCGCTCTTTGCCTTTGAGATAGAAATAAAGGATATTGTCTTTTTCGATATACCCTCTATTAGCAATAGCATCACACTTCTGCCAGTCTTTAGAGGCGTTGAATGCTTCAACGAACTTCTCTCTTGAACCCAAAGAGTATTTATCTTTCACCAAAATAACCATCCTCCATAAGTGCGTTTACTATGCTTGAAATGGCTGATTCTTTTGTATCATCTTTCTCGTCGTAACAGTCGATGGGCCACACAGCGTACCCATCATCATTGTAAAAATATTCGAGTGGATTGTCCTGCTCCATATAAATTGCAAATTGTTCGTCTCCAAAGTACAACCTATTAAGTACAAGACAAAGTTCATTTGCCCAATCTTCATTTGGCATAACAAACTCAATTTGTGCCATCCCGTCATAGACTTGGCCTACGCCATACTTAGTAGTCATAGTGCCCTCTCAGACAAAAGTCTTTTACTTTACCGTTGTTAAATCGGATATAATCACCATATGGTGTTGTTGCTCCATCGTCAACAATAATATATCCGCCATCAAATAGGCAATATAAATCTCCGTCATGCATGCGACTCCAATCGACAAAATCTCCTAGGTTCTTAATCCATGAACCAAAGTGCGGCTTCATGTTAAAATTCACAAGGCCAATTCCATTGGTATTGCCAGAGCCTACGATGTCTGGGTCAGCAAACCGCGCAATTTCAACGGTTTTAGACATCATAATACTGCCAGCACTTTCACCGATAAGAATACCACCATTAGACGCAAATTTATTCAATATATTAAGCATACCATGTGTGCGCAACAGCCACTGAAAAAGGAATGTATTGCCACCACCAAGGATGATAACATCGTTGTTCATCAGTGAATCGACTTTTGTTTCATCCCATAAATAGCCAACGTCGAACATAGATATGTTTTCGTGATTGAATCCCATTTTTACAAGAGCGCGATATTCTCCTGTGGATGTAACACCATAAAAATTTGTAAATGACGGGATTACACAAATTTTAGGGTCACAATTTTTCGACTTTTCCATGATGAAATCATGTACCTTTTTATCCCCAAAGAAACTGCTAAACAGTATGAGGTTCATAAGAACGCCCCCTTTTTGTTATTATCAAAAATTGAAGCTGGGGCGGAATCTCCGCCCCAGCTTGTGATTCAGTTATAGCCTTGATTAGCTATAACGTGCGATTTCTGCGCGTGCCGCCGCCAGAGCTTTTTCAGCTTCTGCGGCCTTTGCCTTTGCGGCAGTCAGACGCGGGTCCTCTGCCGTCCAAACCGTAGAAAGACACTCGGTGAAGCAACGTCCCGTCATGTACTTGAGAGCTTCGGACAGGCGGTTACGGGTGGGAACAGCCTCAAACTCCTCAACCTTTACAACGTCACGGCTACCCTTGGTGCCGCCGCACACGGCAATCTTGTCCGTACCAACTTCGATGCCGTTGGACTTGCCGTTCATAAGATTGATAACGTCGTGATGGCCGTTATCGTCTGCCACGACAACATACTTGTCGCCGTTCTTGACGGTCAGAATCATAGCCACCTTGAGGTCGTTGTTCGTCTTAATCGTCTTTGCCATAAATGTTTGTCTCCTTGTTTAATAAAATTTATGTGAATATAACGGACACTAATTTGTGTTTCCCCATCCACTACATATATTATACCATAATGTCGGGAAACTTGTCAAGTGAACTACCACGAATCTAAAGACTTCGTGGATTCCTACTTCATCGACTCTGCTTATTTCTAAGTCTTACTTAATCTCCATAGGCGTTAATTCCCGTAGTTCCTACGGTATTTAAATAAAAACGATGTTATTTTTTATCTCCAAACATGGCAATCAGCAGAGCATCATCCGTATTAGGAGTATCAGGAAACGTACCGCTGGGAAACGAATCCAAATCTTCATCGTCTGTAAGGAGCTTCGACACGTTACCTTTTGCGCCGCCGCCCTTTTCTTCTTTTGTTCTTGTGGTAGATTTTACCACGAAAGGGAAATGCTTTTTATTTCCCTCGTCGTCCAGAATTTTCTCAATCATGTTGATTGTCTGGAACATATCTTTGACATTTACAATCTCTTTATCGGTATGATTGTGGATGTATCCACAAGAGAAATTCACGCCAGCAATGTCCCACTCTGGACAAATCTCACAGATATCTGTCCGAGAACCCGGAGTTTCTTTATATCCAAACGAACAGATATAGTCTATGAACTCACGGTTCTTACACTGATAAAAAACCGCATCAGTAGAACCCTGTCTGTCAATTTGGATTGCGAAATTGATTTCTCCAACCTTTGCTTTTAAAGGTTTTGCCGCTTTTCTTGCGCCAATACAACCTTTTTCTTCCTGTGTTGTAAACAGCACAGACGGGAGTTTATCTTTTTCACGTCCAGAAATGATTTTCAGAATAGTATAAATACCATTCCTATCATCTCCGCCAATACCCTCTGGCGACCAAATAAGCTCCTGCTTTGGGTCGTACAGAACAGTTTCGGGCGGCTTGTTGAACACTGTGTCCATATGGGCACACAGAATAACTGGAATTGTGCCTTTTGCGAAAATATAGTCCTGTGTTACAGTACAATTATCTTCGCCATAAATCTTTGGAATCTGACGTCCAAGATATTCAACGAGGTCGTTTTCACGACATTCTACAATGAGCCTATACCCATCGAAGTTAAAACCTTTCATTTTTGCTCTCCTTTATCTCCTGCGGCCATTTCTTCTACGCCAAAGTCAACGCCACGAATATACTTCTCGAAAGTATCGTTCTTGATTTCACCGAGTGCGTCTCGATATTCGGTGTATTTGCTCATAAGCATATCAAGTTGTGGAGTTTTGGCGAAGAAGTAAATGAAACGATGTGGCTTTACGAGGTCTTTCCGAGTATGATTCAGTTTACATCCATTCAAGAGCAGAAAAGCCGCCATTTTCATACTCAAAATTTCCTTTTCGGGGCCATAATATGCTTCAAAATTCTTCTTACCCATATCATTTCCCTCTCTTAAACGATTTTGGAAATGTCGGGGTCGTCTTTGTTGAGCTTGCTTTTGGCCGGAGGAGTTGCCGGAGTTGAATAATTATGTGACGAATAACCACTTGTACCATAGTACGTTGTGCCGCCATATGTCGATGTTTTGGTTTTACAAAATCGCTTAACCTCAGACTCAATTTCTTTCTGGTCGTAATAACCATAAGAACTACGTTTCCATTGCCCGTCAAATCCGTCTACGGATTTTATGCCGGGGTCAGAATACCCATATGCGATTCTGTTTTCCAAATCCATGTACCAAAGATGCAACGACGCTTCGCTTCCATCAGACGGTTTTGTGATTTCACCAACCAACAACCAGTCTGTAACTTCACACAGCTTTTCAAAGTATGTAAAGTCCTTTTCTTCGAAAGCATCATGTGTCGCGCCCAATGTATTGCGAATCATACACTGAGCAAATATCGTACCGTAGTTTTTATCCTCACGGTATCCGATATACTGATTGATTTCCTCATACTTCGAGGAGTTTTTGAGGTAATCCACTGTCTGTTCGACAATATTTGCCTCGATAACTTGAACTGTACCCGCAACATCATCCACGATACAATCGCAAACGATAGTTGCTCTCTGTGTAAGTGCCAAAGCATATTTCGACAACTTATCGAAAACGGTATCGTCTACATAAACTGCTGGGTGGCTTGCGCCAGATAAAATTTTCATATTGAACTCCTATCTAAGTCTTACAAAACCGAAGAATCGAAAACGACTCTATTGGAATTTGTAAGGAGCTTTCCAGAAATCGGACATGCTGGGCAGGAGCCAATTACGATAGGCCCAGAAATGTCCATATTCATCTTGTGACGAATCAGAACCGTCTGATTTATCGGGATATCATCGTAATGCTTCGCATTCTTAGCATTCGTATAGATAGTCCCCATGCTGTTCTTTGCGCCGTTGTTCTTCTTCACCCAAACGCTCGGAATATCACAGAACTCAGCAATAGTATGCTCAAGCATCGTGCGAACCTCAGTTGTAATTGCGTCGTTCTGATAATGCTGAGGATATTCTCGGCTAAAGATGAACATGTTATCCTTGATAGAACCATACACCATCTGACGCCAAGATTTACTATTCCAAGCGAACGGTTTACCCTTACTATCGAGGTCGTATGTGTATTCACGGTCAGACGCCATGAACGCAATCAAACTTCCCTCGTCGAACATATAACTCAGACTTCCAAGAGCGTATTCTCCATCATGCAGAGCATGACAAGAGTGCCAATCGTGTTTTGTTACACTGGCAGTCATAAAGTCCATGGGGTTGATGCTGATATGAGCGACAGAATGAACTTCTTTATTCTGGATGAACTTTGAAAGTTCAACATCAAACTCTTTATCATCGAAGAAACTGGAAAGATACCTAGATAGTTTCTCTCCGCTCTTTACCGGCCTATACTTTGTAAGCTGGTCGTGCGAACGGACAGTGTTACTCAAAAACTCTTGCGTGCTGAACATGTCGAGAATCGGAGCATACTTGATGAACTTGCGCTTGAAGTCACCAAGCATAGATTTGATAAGAACTTCATCCTTATCGGGACGCAGAGCGATGTGTATATCGTGAGAAATTGAGAACTGATGGCCGAACATAACATAATACGGCCACTTCTTTTCTGCCCAAGGCAGAAGCCACTTTCTTACCTGCTCTTTTGTCACAAAGATTACCTTACTGCTACGCCGTGCGTTTTGAGTGTTCTTACAGTTGGCAACCTGATTCAAGAACAACGTAATTTCTTTTACAGGAGCTTTGTCAATCATTTCCTCAATGACTGCTTTTTCTCCATCTTTTCCAACAACCTGTCGCGCCTTGTCAGAAATTGAAGTAAACGTTCTGCCAACAAGACGTTTATCCTGTTTGCCCTCTAACACCATTTCACCATACTTTTCGAGGAAAACTCCTGCCGCGAACTGGTTGATGGCGAACGGAAGAATTTCCTTTTTCCATTCAGAAACAGCTGAATCTGAAGTTACATGGAAAGCATCCCACAGAAAATACAAAACCGAGTAGCCCTTGTCTGTAATTCTCCATGTTGCCAACGTAATACCGTTCTTGTTTTTGAACGCATACTCGTTGGGTTTCAAATCCTTTCCAGAGAATGAAACAGCATCACTGTTACACAGACGCAACGAGTCCATGTAAGGACGGATGTTAGCACCACCATCGTTCCTATGATGCCAACCCCAGTTGACGATAAACACCTTGTTTCTGTTTTCATCCACATTGGCCGAAATAAAATCCCTGAAACACACTTCGAGCGTTTCGTCCGTGACTTCCATCTCAGGAAGATGATGGTTGTAAAGCACAACCAACGTATCGTCCTTGAAGAACTCACGACACACTGGCTCTAAGAGTTTTTCAGAGAATCGGTCATATTTTTCCGGTGTACCGTCCCATTCTCCTACGAGTCTTAAATCCATTTTTTGACCTCCAATAAGTTTCTCACCACATATATTATAACACAATCTACTCTACCGTGTCAAACAATTTCGCATGTTCAGCTACACGATTATCAGCGATAGAATAAATAGTATTATCCATCTCAATGCCAATAAAATGCCTATTAGTATTTAGACAAGCTACTGGTGTTGTACCACTCCCCATAAATGTATCTAATACAACCATTTCTGGATTTGTGTACAACTTAATTATATACTCAAATAATGCCACTGGTTTCTGTGTTGGATGAAGTCCTCTCTCTTGTTTAAACTCAAACACATTTGTGGGATAGCGTTGCCCTGTGTTTATGATTTCTTTGTCCTGTTTGTAAGCTATTTGTGTAGCTTCTCCGCCACTACGCTTGCTTTTCCAAACGTATGGTTTACCCTCAGACATTACAGGATTGTAGATGTTCTTCTTCTTATAAAAGACCATGATGTCCTCATACCTACGCATAGGTTGAGTTTTAGCTAGGTTAGGCGATGTTGCGTTCGGTTTTACCCAAACGCAACTATACCTATAAATATCTTGGTTCCTCACAATTACATTTGCGGAGAAAGGATTGTTTCCAAACATGACTATTGTGCCATTATCTTTTATAATCCTTTTGTAATGTGTGAATAAACCGTCAATATCAATTTCGCACTCCCACTCACAATTTGTTGTATTGTAAGGCGGGTCAGTAAGAATCAAATCAATGCTACAATCCTCAATGTCTGGCAAAACTTTGAAACAATCTCCATTTACCAGACAATCGAGGAATCGTTCATTCATACATGTTTACCGTCCTTGACTTGATGAATCTATTATATCACAAAACCAAGAACTTGTCAAACATTTTTGACTGTCTCAACACACTTCAATTTATACACACTATTCAGTGTTGTAACAATAATATACCATCCATCAGCCGTTGAAACAATTTCAGTAACAGTAGACGTATATAAAAACCTAGTATATTCTGGCACATATGGCAAAACAGCTCGTTTTCCAACTTCCAGCTCACCGATAATTACTTTACGTCCAATTCTTGCCAATGCTCTTTCATCTGTTTTTGCTGTACCGTCTACATTTGTGATTTCTACAATCTCATAGATGTCGTCTACAATAGGAAAAGTGTTGCCACAGTTTTCGCAGTATGCTTTATACTCTGGGCCGCCAGCAACTGCTCCAATGAGATTCATAACATTTAAAACTTCTTCATTTCTTTCGGTTCCTTGGGTATGATACCCACATACAGGGCAAATAAATTCTTTCATCGCATTACCGTCCTATTTCTTTTGTTATATTTGCCCTCCTCGTTTTTACATAACGAAATAGAATTAGGCTTAGAATAAAACTAAGCCTAATATTTGAACATCCTTTTCGTCTTTACTCAACAACCACACAACCCCACGAGGACTCGAACCTCGTTCGACGATGGCATCTACCCCAAATGCTTTACGGCTGTGCTACGTTGAGTGTGGAGCATCAGACGGGACTTGAACCCGCAATATCCTGCTTGGAGGGCAGGTGCCCTACCAATTGAGCTACTGATGCATACCCATATTATACCACAATGTATCAGTTTTGTCAAATTCCCTTTGATTTTGACGGAGCAGTATACATCACAAAAGCACGTCCGTCACATGAAATCGTTAGAGGTTCTTTATTCTTTATATGAACAGTATGGAGATACCATATAGGCATACTTCTCTCTTTATCTATGGGCTTTGTAACTACAAATCTGCTTCCATCTTTGTCCAAATGACAATTATACTCTCCATAATTCTTCTTGTCAACATCATCCAAAAGGATTTTGTTTAAATCATTATACTTCTCTATTAAAACAGCAAATTCTGAACCATAATATTCGTCTTTTTTACCACGAAATAATACCGACATATAAATCACTCCTTAAAATGGTAGCGGGCACGGGAATCGAACCCGTATGGTATTTCTACCAAGGGATTTTAAGTCCCTTGCGTCTGCCAATTTCGCCAGCCCGCCATAAATGGTGTGCCAAGAGGGACTCGAACCCCCACTCTACTGCTTAGAAGGCAGTTGCATCATCCGATTATGCTATTGGCACAAGTTTGCGCCATTATTTTGGCGCATTTTTAATTCTGCTATGACGTTTTACAAAGTAACCAGCAAAGGTTATACCATCTTGTCCGATGGTAAGAGGTTCTAAACTTATAAGACTTGGATGGCCGATGGCCCAAAAGCCTCTACGGTCGTATCTAGAAGTTATTTTTGAAAAGCATTGTTTGCCGTTTATTATTGAACCGTATGGTTTCGCGTCAAATTCTGGGTAACATGTATCTTTATAGAAAAACTCAAAACGCAAATCAGACATTGCCATCTTATTTGCCTTACAATATTCTCTTACGATATGGTCAAAAGAATATCTGTGTCCTACTACTAGATTCATCTTTTTCTCTCCAAATATGGTATAAACTTCATTCTATCGGCTATGAAAATGAATGGTTTTGTGCTAATAATTTGAAAATCATATAAACACCATTCAAATCCATCTTCACCATCTTCGTCTTTAGCAAAAGCGGATTCAAAATTATTCCCGAAATGTCCATGATATTGACGTATATCTACTGTCTCACCATCCATATCAACGCAAATTTTGTACCCATCTTTGATATATCCATCAAAAATTTCAGCCAATAACCTCCCTGTCTGCTCACTATAATCGCAGGAAAAATCGTTGTATTTTTTATCAATGTCGAACATTCCGTATTTTCTGCTCATTGTTCACACCCTCAGCTTACGAATATTTACAAGATGGTGTTCCCGGTGGGATTTGAACCCACAAAACTACGGTTCTTAGCCGCATATGTCTGCCAATTCCATCACGGGAACAAAATGTGGGCAGAGTTACCGCCCACGATTTATACTCATATTTTACAATAAAATGCGGATTTTATCAAGTGACAAAAACATCACTTTTGCCATATTCTGGCATTCCTACCAACTCAGTAGGAAATAGATACACCAAACAAGAAAATTTAGTAATCACATCCCCAAAAATATTGTAACCAAATTGTAATAATTGTGTCTAAAATCACACACCTGTTTTCGAACCTTTTTTGTGTAAAAAACGATGTTTTCGAGCTGTTTTTGTGTAAATTTTGCCTGTTTTGAGCTGTTTTTACGTCAAATTTTGCCACTTATTTTTGATGCTAAAAACCATAGTAAAAACAAGAAATTTTGTGTAACACAATCCAACAGGCGTGTGATTTTTGTTAGACACTTTCGTTTTCCACTGTATATATTATACCATGACGAACAGTGAATTGTCAAATAAAACCGTTATTTTATGTAGTGATAAAAATAGGATTTATTACTCAAAATCCTTTACTTTTACTTTCACAATCAACCGTTTTCCCATTCTATCTTTCAGCTCAACCGTCGGACGTCCAACTATGCCCTCCATATCGGCTGTTCCCATGGTAGATTTTGGATGTGTTTTTACAAAATCAACAGCGTCTTGAAGTGTGCCAATAAGGACAATCGGAACGACATCAATTCCAAAAGCCCTAGCGATATCTTCAACCGACTCTCTTTTGAGCCATATATTACCAATTAATACATCAAACAGAATAAAAGACACGTCTTTTCTATATGATTCCCCGCGTTGAATCTTTGCGCCGTATCCCTCACCATAAAGAATCACTTCGGCTTCGCCAAATTTTTGTTCAAACAACTGCTCGGTATCACTACTACCAAACAGTTCAATCAGCTTATTCATAAGGTGTGATGGTATAGATGCTCGCTCTGTTCTTCCTCCATACCATACTTTATGGCCGTCCCATCTAATCTGTATATTTGTTCCATCAATTTTCTCGCTAAACTGCCAAGGTAAATCCTTAAGAAACTCAACGGTTTCGTTTCGGAAGTCTCCCTCTATTAGTTTTTTACTTCCATCTTCGCGTCGATTGAATAATGTTTCAATCTTTATATATTCTCTCATGTTTCGTTCTCCTTTATACAGTCTAAAAACACCAAATCATCGGCATATGGCAGAGTTTTCACCCAATTGATGAATCTCTCCCATTCCACCAACTTGTGCCCTTTACGTTGACGCACAATTGAATAAAGATTCTCATAATTCATAGTTACAGTGCGCCGCTGAATCCATGATTCTGGAAGAATACGAATCAATTCTTTCCAGTATCGCTTGTCTTTGGTTACAAGATATTTGTCCCTTAACATATTACATACACTTAAAATATCCGTCCAAGCATCATTTATAGTGAACGATGATTCTCCACCATGCGTGATATTTGTGGTGCTAAGTTCCAAATAATTGTTATAATCGTCAAATTCAAAACATGACAAAGTAATTGGCCTTGACATAATGCGATGCATAGTGCTGGTGCTATTGGCCGTTGTTCCGATTTTGTAGGTATCAAATTCCTTCCAATAATATAAGGCCGCGCTTATATCAACACTTACCATAATTTGACGCATAAATTTTCTATGCTCAGAACCGCCGCGAATAAGACGTTTCATCAAATCCAAGTCGTTAGGCCCAATGACAACTTTTCCGTCTTTGTCAAGCCAGCTATCGCTCTTAATATGTGATTCAAGAGGATTTCTCATTCCACGAATTGCGTGTTCAAACCCCCAAACATCTGTATTGCTAAAATCCATTACCAAACTACCTCGTCTATATCGTTATCTCGCAAAAACTGATTCGCAAGCCTGAAATGATTACATCCAAAAAATCCATTGTAAGCCGAAAACGGACTTGGATGCGCCGCTTCAAGCACTAAATGACGCTCATTTGTTATGAGATTCCGCTTATCTTTTGCGTTTCTTCCCCATAACATAAACACTTTTGGAACGTTGTCGGCATTTAAAAGTGAAATCACTTCATTTGTGAATCTTTCCCAACCTCTACCAAAGTGAGAAGCTGGTTTCCCTTGTCTTACCGTTAAAGTAGTATTAAGCAGAAAAACACCTTGTTGCGCCCACGGTGTTAAATCACCGTTCTTTAGACAATGTTCACCATATTCATTATCAATTTCTTGATAAATATTCCGCAAAGATGGCGGTATTACGCAATGAGGTTTTACAGAAAATGCCAAACCCATTGCGGTGTTTGGCGTATGGTAAGGGTCTTGTCCTAAGACTACTACCTTTACTTTCTCAAAAGGTGTTATCTTAAAAGCATTAAATATTTCCTCTGGCGGTGGATATATTGTTTGTGTTTTGTACTCCTGTGACAAAAATCTTCTAAGATTCTGATAATACTCTTTCTCAGTTTCAGAATCAAAAAATCCTTGCCAACTGTTTCCAATATCAACCAACGTCTCCACCAGTTACCGTGTATGTCTCTACGCCAGACGCTTCAAGTGCTTCTTCGATGTTGTCCAAAACATCATCCATGTCAATATCTTCTTCAATTTCAACTACAAAACGATACATACACTTCAGTCCCTTTCGCGCCTCATAAGCACTATAAAAATTTCAAAAATAAAAAGTATAATTGTTACTCCCCAAAATGGAAGCGGAGAAAATGCAGGTACAAAGAAGGCGTTCCAAGCAAGGCATATGAGCCAAGAGAAAAACGCCGATACACCAAAATAAAATGCCAATACAAGTGCTATAATAAATAACACAGCAAAAAATATTAGTATAGATTCCATTAGCTCACCATTCTAAATCTTTCGGATTTCTACTTTTACCTTTATCTTTTACGAGCTTCCCATCTACTATATTATACCGCCAATACCAAGTTGTGTCAAGTATGTGGGTAGCTATGACATACTGTACTTCCCCACCAATATGGTAGGTTAGTACAGCACGTTCACCACGAGGAAGTTTTACATCTTCAATTTTCATCAATCAATGATAAAGTCTTTCAGCGGCTCATACAAAGACGGGTCACACTTAATCCATTTCTCTGGCCACTCGCACAATGCTAGAGTAAAACCAAGCAGACTCTTTGCGTTCACACGGAACTCTGTTCCATCTTCATTTGCTTGATTCAGTAGAAATACATCTCCGTCAGATTTATCAATGACTCCCATGATTCCTGTGATATCGCTTTTTGTGTCTACACGAACTTTATACTTTGTCATATTATACCTCATTTAATTCAAACATAATGTAAAACGGACACTTGATATATTTCTTTTCAAATTCGTCCATAGAACGAGTCTCAACTTTGCTCTCTACGTTATGGAAAACAAAATTAAACCCATTGTTTTCAAACATAACATAATGGAATGAATGGCCTGTAAAATAATAAATAATTCCGAACCTTGGAATATTTGCCGAGCGGTATCTCCGCATAACTCTCATTTTACAGTCCACATATTTAGAGTTATACTTCTCCTTTAAATGACGTAACATGTCAAAAACAGAAGTACCAAGAATACCTTTAAGGTCAACCGTTTTCTCAAACGAGTTTAAAGTTTCAGATGCTACTTTTACAAAATCTTTGTCATTGAAAATCAGTCGCGTCAAATTGTAAAAAGCAATCCATCCGCATCCATTGTATGAAGATGGAAACTTTCCGTACTTCCAATCGCATCTTGACTGATATTCAATGAACCCTGTCGTTTCTATAAAGTTCACGAACTTACACCCCATCCATCTACCGGCCCGAACGTCAACTGCTCAGAAATCGTTTCAAAGTGCCTTTCGCGCACTCTTTGGCCACAAAAAGGACAATAAAATTGGACTTTTATGACGTGTTCACAACTAGGACATTTTTGCCATTTTTGGGGCAAAAACGCGCATTTTTTAGGCTTTTCGGGCTGATTTTTCGCAAAAAGTGCCTTTAAATACACCTTAATTTTCACCAGTTCATTTTCGTCTAATTTTTCTTCTGAATTGGCGTTCAGTTGTTCAATTTTCCGAAAATAGTCGTCTAACTCAAGTTCTGTTACCACTCAACCACTCCTATCTTTTAAAAAGTATAAAACAGAGCCAATGGCATATATTGGCAGTATAACAAGAGAAATTTCTGGATATCTGTCTAGCCCAACAAGGATACAACCGAACATAAGTATCCCAGAAAATACCATAAGAAAATATTTCATAAATAACAAACCAATATATTTCTATCAGTATCCTTGAAGTTCTCCTCAAGAATTATTCTAACTTTATCCCATTCCAGTTTGTCTAGCCCGCACCCAATCTTTGGGATTGCCAACGGCAACAAACATTCTGGGTCGAACACGTCTAAATTTTGTTTGAGAAACTCTATTCCACCATTGAGCGTCATATATGTTGGTTTCTCAAAATATCTTTTCTTAGTTACAATGTTGTGTATAATTCTCTTATCTTCTAACACAAGAGACATACAAGCAGGAACTTCTGTTTTAGAACCATCGAGGCGCGACTTGATATGATATCGACGTTCAAACTCTTTTGCTATACCAGCACCAAGAGTAAAATCAGCACTTACACAGTGAGCAAGCATAAAACGATTAGGTGTATCAAACAAGTTCATTTTCTTTTCTACGATTTTCATACCAGACGCGCCCCCTATATAATAATGTATTATATATATTATAACACAAATCATATAGTATGTCAACTAGGAACACGAAATTATTTAGTGTTTATAATCAGTTATAATATCGAAAAACTTGAAAGCGACATAAGCAAACAACGCGAAACATATACCAAAACAAACTATCAACATAATACTATCACCTAAATATCAAGAGGCAAGAAACTATGATATAAAAATTCTACACCCCTATATTCCTCGTCAATGTGATAATGCCCACAATACCACTTTTTGAATTGAAGCCCATCGTTACATAATGATTCAAACCACATTTCTGTCGATTTGTCCACTGTGTTTTGGTCGATTCCGGGAAGAAATGTATATTCTGGTATAGCAAAATATGGGCATGTATGCGTTAAAACAATATCTACTTTATAATCATTGTTTTGTAGATTAAGATACGCATTTTTCTTGTTACTATCCGTTGGTTGCTCGTCCTCGAACCATATATAACGGTGTCTCAAACGATAAAATTTATCTACTGAATATGCTCCACCACAACAGAATATCTTTTTGTCATTGATTGTATATATCTCTCCATCTTTTACAAAGAAGATGTTCGGATATTTTTCCTCACAATACATATCGCCGCCCCACATCTTTTTGACGGTATATATGTCTGTGAGATTCTCATGGTTTGCGTCATGGTTTCCACGCAAACAAACAATTTTAGCATTGAGCTTTGAAAGATATTTCTTTTTATCGTCGTCTAATCCATATCTTAGATGCCAGTTCAAACCAACATCACCAAGTATAAATATATAAAGTTCATCATCTGGATTTTGCTGTGAAATGAAAAACTTTATTTTGTCATACTGCCCATGACAGTCGCCAGTAACAAAATACTTTGTCATAACTACCTCATATACTCAGGCGTTCCTGTACTTAAATAGCTTTTCTATCTTTTTGGGACGATTTTGTAAGTTCTTATCTAGAGTTCTAACAACTTCTTTTTGCCATACACACTCAAAATCATCTGGTGCGTGTTCTTCGCTAATAAATACGATGTTATTTTTACTGATTTCTCTCATGTAATCCCAGAAATCATCGTAATCAATCTTGAACTTACTCCCATATGCGGTTGTATTGGCATACGGTGGGTCGGCATATACTACACTCCCGTTTGGGATAGTGACTTCCTTATAATCCATACTTATAAATGTAGCATTTTGTAAACCAGCCATCTTTTTTATAAGTCCACGTTTTCCCGTTTGCGTATAGTTCCTGCCTCTCTTATCGTCTCGTGCGTATCCTCCAAACCACTTCCCACCGAAGGAGCAAGCGAATCCAACAAAACCAGATAGCGCCTTATCTTCGTCTAAGTTGTTTTTAATGTATTCGTATTGTTCTTTTGTAATTTCATCAGGCAATTTATAGCCGTTTTGTAGCGCCTTAAACATTTCTATAAGATACTCATGTTTATCATTTAATATCTTTGTATCAGCTTTTATTTTACTCTCAATTGAACATGCTCCACAAAATAAGCTGACGAATGTCGCCCCGCCCATTCCACTAATTTCATGGTTAATTATTTCAGAAATTCGGGTACTTATTAATTGCTTACCGCCCATATACTGCATTTTTACATCGTCCTTAAAATCAATTTTTTAAAGTCGTATACTTGTTTCTATAACCCATACAGTCCCCGTTACCATTCCCTTTAACATTCTTTTTACAAACCATATACCACATCTTTGGATTTGTGAATTTGTCGTCGAAATGTATACATCTAGTACATAATCCATCAAATTCGTATTCTGGACACTTAGAGATGGCAAAACTTTCAATTCCGTTTGGTAAAACTGTATTTTCAGCTATCCATCCATCGACTGGAATAAGTTGTGAACTCCAAGAGCAGTTTCCACACGCTTTAGCGCAACTGAAACAGAGTTGGTCATTACTATACATATATGTCTCCCGCTCTCACCTTGTTACTATTATACCACAGAACAAAGGATTTGTCAAGTAGGAGACATATTCAACAATTACATGATTATTTGTTCATATTTATTGAGATACCAGCTTTTTCTACCATTATATTCCTTTACAGACAGTGAACGTGGGTTTACTTTTATAACATTATTTTTCACGACACGACAGGATTCGTAAACGTTTGGATAAACAAGAATTTCTGCTTTCTTTCCAGTCCCGATAGATAATGTTTCAAATGAATATGCCCACACTTTACCAGTCTTTTTGCTGTTCAATTGCCTAACATCTAAGAGCAATAGTTTAGTTCTATCGGCTTCTTCATTCGTTCTGAAGTCGATATATCCAACATATTCTTGTTGCCACACGATTTTTTCAATGATAGAGAAATCGCTGTTGTGTATAACTTGTAGATATTCTTCAACTTCTTTTAGTATTGCTTTCATATCTAAGTCAACATACTTTTTAGCTGTTTCACGGCTGTGTCTTTTGAATATCCCCTCAAATACGTCGGCACCATCGAACTTGTCTTTACCAATCATTTTTGATTTTCCAAATTGCTCATAGAATCTATATACGTTTAATAAATATCTGGAATTTCCAAATTCTTTGAAAAAATCAAGTTTGATAAGAATTTCTATTTGTCTAGAGTTTATATACTTGCTATCAAGCGAAGCCAATAAATCTATGAACCCATCATACTTTTCGTTTCTTAGACTAAACAGATATTCTGCTGTATCTGGGCTAAGATATTTGATAGAGGCTATTCCTTTATATATGGCAAAATGTTCTTTGTCCATATAATAGTTTGAACGGGAATGTCTAAATTGTGGTTGAAATATCCTTACTCCACGACGTTTTGCCATTTCATATACTACTTTGGTTTTATCTTCTTTGTCTGACCAAACGTTAAAACATGTTGCTATAAACTCTAGTGGATAATAATGCCTAAGCCACCCACAAGCGTAACCTATGAAAGAGTAACTATCAGAATGGTTCCAAGAGAACGCATAACGAGTGGCATCTAAGATACATTGTAGTATTGGTTCTATGATTCTCTGACAATCACTATCAGTAAGATGATATTTGTCTTTCGATGTTTTTATGAAACCATTTCTGATTTCTGGAAGCAACTGCTCAGTGCCCTTTTTCTTCGCTATTGCTTTTCTCGCTTTATCAGCCATGTTAAGACTGTATCCGCAAAACTTCATCAAGAACTTCATAATATCTTCTTGAATGATACAATAACCAAGTTCGGGTGCCAATAATCTATCTATCGCCTCAACGCCAGTCTCATTAAAAATTCCTGCGGATGCGTTTTCTCTGATAGATGCTCCACATGGTCGAATTAATGCGTTTCCAAAACTAAACAGCTTCAAATACGAAATAGATGGCATTTTTTCTTTTATAATTTTTATTGTTTCGTCAGAAAATAATTGACGCAACAACTGCCCACCAAAATCTGATTCATATTGGAATATACAAGAATTATCGTCTCTAATATCTTTCCATACAGCCCAATCATCCAAGTCTATATTGTCGGGATTGATTCTTTCTATTCCAGCCAACTTACATGTCTCATTTATAATACCCACGTTATCCACAATTTTGTTAATATAGTAGTTTTAATAATTTGAAATTATTTTGTTCAACTCAGATATTATATCGTCGCTATATAATATCCTATAAAAATCTATGCCATGCTCTTTCACAAGACGTTCTTTTTCTTTATCTCTCTTTTGACACTCGATGAACTTATCAATCGTTTTGTGATAATACTCTACAAACATATAATGTTGTTGACCATCATACTCAATAATACAATTTAATTTCGGTAAATAAAAATCAACAAACATTTTTGTTCCTGATGGAGAAATAAGCCAGTCAAAGCCTTTATGAAGATTATATTCAATATTTTTATCTTTCAATATAGATTCAATAAGACACTCTGCTTGACTATTTCGATTAGAAGAAATATTTAATTCTTTAAGTATTTCTTCCCATCCACCATAATTATTTACAATCGTTTCACCATAGTTGCCGTATTTTCTATAAAGAGTAGATGAAGCGCTATCATATTTGTTTATAAACTGTTTTATATCATAAAACAATTCTTCTTTTGTTATATTCTTAGGATTTGTATTTTTTATACCAAGTTCTCTATACATAATCCCGTGGTTTCCAAAGTGGTTCCTTATGCTACTACTACTCACACCATATTTCTGGCATATATCCTTGGTTACTTTGCCCTCTTGTTTATAGGCATCATAAACCCTACTAATGATACATTCTTTGCTCGGCTCATTATAATATATATATTTTCTTCCATTATCAGATAATATTTTTTTTATTCCACCAAGCCTATGGCACATATGAGCATAGCTTATATTATACTTTGAAAACTTTTTCCACAAGTTTATGTCTATTCTGCCATTTTCATCATATATTCTTAAAATTTCATCTATACACTCTTTATCCTCTACCGTTTTATTCAATATTATCACTCCTTTCTTATAATATTATAATGCGACTATAACTACTATTGATAGGTCATTTCTGCCTACCTCTTTATATTTCTATAAAGTTCAGACTATATCATTTCAGCGGGGTTCTATAATGCAATTACTCACATTATAGTCGCGCTATGCGCGTTAGTCGTTGAGGCCGATATTATCTTGCCTGCTGATTGTCCAATCTTATACACTTTTACTACAACAAAGAATACAAAACTCTGTTGGTGTGGTATAAGCTCTAAGGAGTTTCCAGCATATAACCCGCTTTTACTAGGCCAAGATATTTAGCCTAAGCAGTCTAATTTCGTCCACCAGCCAGCATCAAGCCCATACATATCCAAAGATGAAACGGGGTGGTCAGTTGTAGAAAGGGTAAACAATCCTATTTCTTCTTCTATGTTCCTTGTTGCGCAAAGTACGCCAGCGGGATGCGTACCAACTGATACAATCGTCCCAGCTATCAAGTCAACATATTCAAATATATCTGGATAATCTTTTTTTAGTTTATCGTCAGCAAATTCTTCTTTTTTATCATTTATAGAAAGTCTCTTTTTGATATCTCTAGCGTCGTCCAAAGAATAACCAAGAGCTTTACATACATAATCAATAGCACCACGAACAGCCACTGTACCAAAGGCGGCAATCTCTGAAGATTTAATCAAGTCATTTGTCAATAGAAAGTTTCTTGTTTTTGCTCTGTCGGGGTCATAGTAGTCCGAATCTATCCTCGATACCCTCGGTTTCCCGATATTTATAAGGGGAGTAGACTATACCTTCATCCTCAACACTACTTGTAGGAGCCGTATTATAGTCGTTGAACGTCCCTCTTTGTTGAGAGGTTTCGCTGCGTTTGATTATCCAATCATTAACGATGTTACCATACCGAATCCGTTACTATTCGCCACTATATTGTCACCAATATAGTTTGGTTGTTAATGCTCTAAGGACTTCCCCGCAATTTAACGGTTTTTTTATATACCATTACTGGTATAGCTGACTATATATTAATCAGCGTTACTCTGTCTATCAGGATTGGCAAATCTAAAAAAATTCAAATTGAATTTGATGCTATCCATTTCGGTTATCCCAAGAAGATACGCTATCATACTTCCAGAAACAGAACCTCGTCCGGGGCCAACAAACACTCCATTTTCGTGTTCCCAGTTTCTAACATATGTTTGGAACAACATAAAATCTTCCATGTTTGTCTTATGATAGACTTCAAGCTCGGCATCCACCCTTTTCAAAAGTTCCTCTTTTGAATGATTTTTGAGAGCATATGGATGTGTTTCAACTGCCTTATAAACAGTTTCTTTAAAGGCTTTTTCAGAATCTTTATATAATTTTGGATATTTGGGCGAAGTATCCAACGCGAACTCCTCAACACTATCTCTGACAACACATGTGTTCGCTATTGCTTCTTTTACTATTTCTTCATCTAATACGCCCTGTTTCCTATATGCCTCCACAAGTTCATCATATGTTTTAAAGGTTAAATCCCAACCATCTTCACCCTCGAAATAAACCTTTTTAGACTTTTGTAAAATAACTCTTGCTTTTGCCAGTTTTTCATTGAGTGAATGTGTATCAGTTCCAGCAATCAGTCTTACGCCAGTCTTATGCGATAAATCTTGTAGATACAAATTATATCTACACTGTTCGTCTACACAATGGTGTTGAATTTCAAAAAAGCATCTATCTCTATGTTTTGTGAAATATTCTATTACTCTTTGTTTTACTTCATCGGTTCCATCATTTAATGGGCCACCTAAACAGGCGCTTGTCAAGATTATATTTTCACTCAACGACTCCATTTCATCAAGCGTAATTCTTGGAGAGTAATAAAAATGGCCATCTTTTCTATTATTGGATATTGTAACCATACGATTTATTTCTTTAACGCCGTCCCAATTCTTGGCAATTGCTATCATATGGTAGTTATCTCGAACCTTATTATCTTTGTTTTCTGTCATATAAAGCTCAATGGCATGAACATATTTCATGCCAGCGGCTTCAATCAAAGACTTTTTAGTTGCCCAATTAAGTATATTGCCATGTTCGCTAAACGCCAGAGCCGACATTCCACACTTTTTCGCCATGTCAACATACATTTCTATTTTAGTTACAGAGTCAATATTCGTTGTACAGCTACTATAATCGCTATGTAGGTGATATATAAAGATATCTTTCATCATTTTTTAATTTCTCCAAGCACTTCTACCGTCTTATCTGGATACTTTATATTGCTCACCAGTCTACTCCTAACATCCTCTGGATATGTGATTGTACTTTTTCGTTCCCATTTATAAGAATAATCATGTTCTTTGGAATCTGAATACACTCGATAACTCTTTTTGTCGAAATACAGTTTAACTTCTTTATCAATAAGTCCTGTTTCTCTGTCTTTGATACATCTTATTAATGTATTATACCCATCTGGGTCGTCCCACAGAATTTCGACACTAAAAGCTCTATTACAACATTTAAGAATATCACTTGAACCAGCAATATCGTCTCCACCAATTTCCTTTACGCCAGCGGCAAGTTTTCTACTGTGGGCAACCAAAGCAACTCTAACGGGAAAATTATTTGTAAATGTTTTTAGATTTATTACGAAATTCTTCTGCTTTTCGTATTTATCATCACCATATTCCTGCGAACAATCAACAGTCAGGAGAGAGTCAACAATGAAGTTCTTTACACCATATCGTTTGTAAGAATACTCCATTGCTTGTAAGATTGACTTCGAGTTTGTGTCAAATTCATTATTGTCGTTATACACATATACAGAGTCTCTATAAAACTCTTTAATTGCTTTAGCAGCTTGTTTTGATACGGCATATCCATTTGGACGTCCTTCGTTACTGTTGTCAAACTCCACTATATGTCTGCTAGATGCCAACGGCTTAATCACATTTCCGAGAAGAATACCACTTGGTATTTCACCACTATATATGAACACCTTTTCTCCTGCTTCTAATGGAGCGGCAACAAACATTGTGTTAAGAATACTTGATTTACCATTACCAGATTTACCCGTCAATATTGTAAGTGAGTTTTCAAAACTTCCAGAAAATACTCTATCCATAGCAGAAAATCCACTTGATATTCTTGGCATATCTTGTAGCTGTACTTCTTCAACGTCCATCAAACGTTTAACTTGTGGGTTATCCTCAAGTTTAGCACTGGCAATCATGTCAATGACCGCCGATGGACCACATGCTACAAGCACATTATTGGCATCTACTTTTTTATAGTCTTTATTTTCGTCTAAATCTATATTTTTTACTACTTTTCTAAAGTAAGCCTCTACTTCTGCCTGTACTACATCATTTTTTGGTACTACTTTTGTTCTATAAACCCCAAGCCTTTGTACGCACTCTTTTATTGCGTCTTGTCCGGCTTTATCATCATCAAACCAAAGTATTATTTCTTTACATTTTTCAAGAACATCAAAATTGAAGTCAATCCAGTTTTTATCTCCCGCACCACCGGGAATTGAAACTGTATTTATATATCCTGCTTCTACACAAGCAAGTCTATCATTTAAACCCTCGACTATAACAAGCGGTGTATCGTAGTTTATCCTATTTACACCATACAGCAAAGCACATACGCCAGCGTTTTGTTGCCAGAACCATTTTGCGCCTTTATCAGAGTTTCTGTGTGCGCTAGATACCCTATATTTAGTCTGTATAAGTTTACCTGTCGTATTATAAAACTGATAAGCGATATTACCATGAGAATCCTGTTTTACGTTACAAAGGTCTAATGTACTTTCTGATATTCCTCTTGATTTTAGATATTTTTCGGCAATACTTCTGTCGGTATTTACTTCATCTTTAGAGCATTTAAAGTCTTTGAAAACATCTTTATCTTCTTCGTCAAATTCAAAGTCACTTGGGTCATATTTCATACCGGCGACCATAAATAATTCTTCAACTGCTTCTAAAAATGATTTATTTTTATACTTCATACTGAAATCTATGTAATCCATAGTTAATCCAGTAGCGAAACATTTTAGACAATTTCCCTCTTTGAACCAATGAGCCGATGCTGTTCTTTCCTGTTTGAACGGCGATTTACACACCAATTTTTCTTTATCGACATCTTCAAGAGGAATCTCGTCGGCCATTAGTTCAAACGCGGTTGTGCCTAACATTTCCTTTGCTTGTTCTATTTTCTCTCTGCTTATCATACTTCATCCGTCCTTATTATATCACAAAGGTTGAAAAATGTCAAATTGTATCAGTAATACATGTATCTCTCGCTGAACACAAATACGAACAAAAGAAATCGTTTTGTGTTTTTGGAAAATCTATTTCGTCATATATAAGTCTTATTGTATTTCTAATCCAATCATATGTTTCCTCTAAATCTTTTTCATTGAAACATATTTCTTGTGTTATATTCTCTTTGAATTGCTCAAAAACAAGTTTATAAGGATACTCTCCATACATTTCTTTCAATGCTATGGCATAGATGTATAATTGTCTTGTGTAGTCGTGTAATTCTTCCTTGTTTTTGAATTTGCCCTTAGATTTATAATCAGTAACTATAAATCCGTTCTTATCTCTTGATACTTTATCAATAAATCCAATAAACTTTCTAGGTTTATCCATAACGTCGATTGTAAATTCAAACTTTACCTCTGCCCCAATTATTTCTTCATCGGGATTATCTTTGATATTTACGAAATAATCGTATCCTTTATTGAAATATGATTCATTTAAGTCAACATATTTATTTGGTGGCGCTTCTTCAGTTACATTCGCGTAATAGTTGTCGTTATAATAACTTGCTAATTCATATATTTCTAGCTCTCCTTTGTTATACTTCTCAAACACTGAATGAGCAAATGTACCATACTGTGAAAAAAAGTTCTCTCGTTCACTCCTTTTCATTATATATGTGTAATACCACGCTCTCTTACATGTATAAAATCCATTTAGCCTTGAAAACGACCAAACCATATCATCTATAATATCATGTCTTATTTCTTGTTCAAGTAGAATCACTTAATCACTCCTTGTGAAGGAGGCCGAGAAGCTGTGAAACCTCTCGGCCATATATTATCAACACATCTTAGAACGGCAAATCCGGCTGTTCACTGTCTAAATTATCACCTGTCGGCTTTGATGCCGCCGCAGTAGCGCTTGCCACAGTTTCAAAATCAAATACGGTTACGTTGTAGAAATATCTCGCGTTACCATTAGCATCAGTCTTATCACTTTTTTCATGTGTGATAGTACCAGAAACAATTTTGATTCTGTCTTTTTCCTTCAACGCTTTAGCACCAGCAAGAGCGTTTCCAACAAAAGTGGCTCTCCAAGAAGAATTAGCATACTTAGGACGTCCGTAATCGTCTACTTCTTTGAGCTTTCTACCTGTACTCAAATTACATGCTACAAACTTTTCATGGACTTCCGGCTCGAAAATTGTTGCGTAACTATCTTTAATCTGCAGACTCATAAATTATTTAACCTCTTTCAGTTCATTAATAATCGTATTTGCCACATCAACATCTTTTATTGATGTAAAGTTCTTACTTGTATGGTGCTTAGAAACAATAGCGTACAGGAGTTCCTTATCTACACCAGCTTCAATTTTATTCGCAAAGATTGAGTTAATTTCTCTAAGGGCTGAATCAATATCTGATTTTGGAATTTCAAAAGGAGTTGGTGCCTTTACGGGTTCTTTTGGCATTTCTCCCTCGCCAGTGTTAGCCCAATCAATTAATCTTTCTCCGTCTTTTTCATTAAGTACATCATATCTGCCCTCAAAAATGTGGGTGTTGTCTTTTGCCACAGTAGCGACATGAGTTTCTTGGTCGATGTTGAAAGTTGCTGTATAGTTGTATTCAATATCTTTTTCCTGCTGTGAACCAACTCCAACCTTTTTTGGAACCTGTTTTCCGTTCTTATCCTCCATAATATAGTCGTCTTTTCCGCGCGATGTAGCCACTATATGAATTGGTGACTGAAGAATCTTTTCCATCAACCTTGCGTGTCTCGGTTTCAGCTTTGCCCAGTTCTGGAAGCTCGAACCCGGCATCTTATCGTGTACTTCATTCAACCATTTCCATTCGTGGCTCAGACTATCAATAACAAGAACTTTAAAACCGTTGTCAACAGCCGCACTAATTGCCTCAATATAAGATTCAGAAGTATACGGTTCAGTCAACTGTAAATCGAAGAAATCAAATTCATTAGCATAATAACGAATACGTCCGTTTTCCGTGTCGATAGCGGCTACACCAGCACCACCAACTTTTGAAAACATACCAGTTGCCAACCTAAGAGCGGTATACGTTTTGCCGCTACCAGATGGGCCATTAAGAAGAACTTTTACCCAAATTTTTTCTCGTTTTGCTTTTTGAAAACTAAATCCTACTGCCATTATTATTACCTCGTATTATAAAATAAATTACTTACTCAAAAACTTATTAAGTTCCTCTTGCGCTTCTTCAAGCGCGGATACTGCTGACTTATATTTCTCAATCGCCTCTGCTTTCTTACGTCTTTGAGAGAATAATCTTGCGGTATCAATCTCATTTACAAGTCTTTCGACACGTTTCATTTTTACACATGCGTTCTTGTACCATTGTTTGATAGCGGAATCTTTTGCTCGATAGTATTTTTCCATACAACGTGCTTTCGCTATCTTCTTGCCCTCGTCAATAGAAAATTCATCACGAGGGTCGCATTTCGCTTTTCCCACGAAACAATCGGGAATCAGCGTCGTCCAATTGCTGTTAAATCCGAAAAAACTTTCTTCTGCTTCTCCAACCTGCCGGACAATAGCTTTATGAGCATCAAGCTCTGTGCCCTTTAGGATGGCAACAACAGTCCGCTTTTCGGAATTAACAATGTACTCTACTGCCATTCGTTTTGTCTCCTTGTTTTAGTCGTTTTTTATATGTCAAGCGTTTTGACTGTGAAACTATTATACCACACTTCTTTCCGTTTGTCAACACCATATTTGTGAACTTTCAGTGAACAATTTGTTAATATTTGTTCATAATTCACTGTATCTCTCTTGCTCTGAACGTATTATAACACATCCGAATCCAAATGTCAACACCCCCCCCTATATATTATATAATTATATTAATATATTATAATATATTAATTTATATATCTATACGCTTATTATTATAAATTTATAGATATATAATCTAGTTATATAAATTTATATATCTATACAAGTATTAATATCTATAAATTTATATAATTAAAAAATAAAATAATCTTTTTATATAAATTTATATATCTATAAATTTGTTAAAAGCGTATATATCTATAAATTTATATACAAGCGTATAGATATATAGATTTATATTAAAAGTTAGTATTTTTATTTTATATTTATAAATTTATAGATATATACAAGTGTTAAGATATATAAATTTATATAACTTGTTTATAGATATATAAATTTATATAGAAAATATTTAATTTTAATTTTTAGTTATATAGATTTATATATCTATACAGGTGTTAAGATATATAAATTTATATAGACAGTCTATATATCTATAAATTTATATACAAGCGTATAGATATATAGATTTAAATAGGGTATTGACAGATAAAACGTGATATGTTATAATACAATCATAGCAAGAAATACTAGACAAATATTATTACGTTCATAAATTGTTTACAATTATTACATATATTGTTTACAGATAGGGTATTGACTTTTGGTTCAGAATGTGGTATAATAGCATTACTTCACACGAAAGGAGCGAAAACAATGGAATTTGATAATGGCACATTTGATATTGACATTTATTGTAACATGTGCGATTCAAACAAGTATGAGTTAGAATATGACGCTGAAGAAAATTGTGTAATTGTTACTTGTTCAGACTGTGGTAATATAGATAGATTATATTTTGACAAATGATTCGATTGGAGCGTTTAAATGTATCCTAGATTTGAAAAAGTAAGCTATGAACAGTTCTATGATGCTATGTCGGAAATCATAGACACTGAATACAAGGACGAACTTATTAAATCAGCTTATGAATCACTTTCAATTCCTCAAAGAGCTACAAAAGGTTCTGCTGGATATGATTTCAAAGCACCATTTACATTTACATTGGAACCCGGTAAAGAAATCAAAATTCCAACTGGAATCAGATGTTATATGCCAGATAACATTGTATTGTTTATTGTTCCAAGAAGTGGACTTGGCACTAAAAACAGACTTCAATTAAATAACACTATTGGAATAGTGGACAGCGATTATTACTATTCTTCAAACGAAGGCCATATTATGGCTACTCTAATCAATGACAGTAGAACAAATAAAACTCTAACTGTTGAAGCTGGTAAAGGATTCTGTCAAGGTATTTTCCTAAACTATTTTACTACCGCTGATGATTCTTCTAACGGAATTAGAGATGGAGGGTTTGGTAGTACAGATGGTAATATTGTATAACGATGATTCTTTGATGTACAAGGATATAAAAGCATTTCTTGACATTAAACATGTGGAGTACACAGAAGTTCCAGCCGCTGATAGTTCATATGTATTGAGTGTTGATGGTACTTTGTATAATTATCATGCGGCGTTGGCTTGGGTTGACAAGCAATAAGGTGGTGAAGATGATAGATAATTTTGATTGTTTCATGGCTGGACACAAAGTTATAACGAATCGTGGAATTGTAAATATTGAAGATATAAAAGTCGGTGATATGGTTCTTTCACATGATTTGACTTATAACATGGTAAATAAAGTTAATAGCCATATACACAGTGGTGACTTGCTTACTTTTACAATAAAAAATATTGATGAATCTGTAACGTGTACACCAGAACATAAATTTCTTACTTTTGAATCTGGATGGTTAGAAGCTAAAAACATTACGTTTGACCACCACATTCTGTTGGCGAATATGAAAGACGACGATGTAAATAGTTATAGTGAAATAGTAAGTATAAGCGCTTCGTATGATGTTGTTGAAATGGTATATAATTTGTGTGTAGATAAGACACATTCTTATGCTGTAAACAATATTATCGCTTATGGTGACTAATAAATACAAACACAAAATGGAGATTTTATGGATATAATTCTATACTCAAATCATTGTCCGCAATGTATGATATTGGAAAAGTTTCTAAATATGTACGGGATTGAATATACTACGTTTTCAGATGAAGAAGAAATGATTAAGATGGGTTTTAAAAGCATGCCCATGCTTTCAGTCAATGGGAATATATATAATTTTTCAGAGGCTTTAGAGTGGGTTAAGAATACGAATAAGAAGGGGTAATGTTCAGTGGATTTTTCAATTAAGTTGGATAGACAGTTTGTTGCGGAGTTTAATAAATTGTCAGAAAAGTATGGTGAGGAACTAAAGCAGTTAAATGGATTTTCAGACTGTCAGTTGAGCTATAATTCATTTATAGACAACTTTATTGATAAAAAGACTGTCGCAGATGCGAGTATTGATGGTAATGCCAATGTTGGCACAAAGGATATTTGTTCTTTAACAGTTGAAATGAGTAAGCCGCATTCTAAATTACTTGCTTTTAACAAGATTTACTATGAGTTCAAAAAGAAGTATGGCAAGGCAACTGCTGATAAGTGGCTTGAAGAAGAATGGGTTGGCCATTATTATCTTCACGATGCGGCGAGTTCAACATTCATCCCTTATTGTTATGCTTATGACCTTGAAAGTCTTGTTACAAAAGGATTATTTTTTGTAGACAACTTCAATGCTCAGCCGCCGAAACATCTCACTACATATACAGATTTTGTTGGTGAGTTTGTAAGCTGGAACTCCAATAGAACATCAGGTGCTTGTGGGCTTCCTAGCTTTCTTGTATATTCATTCTACTTCTGGAAAAAAGACTGTGAGACAAACTTTATTATAAATAATCCAGAATATTATCGCGACCAAGAGTTCCAGAGGATTGTATACAAACTAAATCAGCCATACCTAAGAGTAAATCAGAGTGCTTTTACAAACTTCTCAATTTTCGATAAACCGTATTTTGAAGCAATCTTTGGCGGCAAAGAGTTCCCAGATGGAACCCCTATGGTAATGTATACTGACGAGTTTATAGAATATGAAAAAGCATTTATGAAAGTTGTCAGCGATATTAGGTCTAAGAATATGATGACATTCCCTGTTTTGACATATTCATTACTTAGAAAAAACGGAAAGTTTGTAGATGAAGATTTCGCTAAGTGGTGTTGTAACCATAATATGAAATGGGCCGATAGCAACTTTTTTATTAGCGAAGATGTTACTAGCTTGAGTAACTGCTGTTTTAGTGGCAACCAAAAGGTTCTTACAAAGTCAAGCAATGGTGCTATCTTATCAACATTTAAAGAGCTTTATGAGTCGCCGTATAGAGAAACAAAAAGAAATTTTACGATATTCCATAATGGCAATTGGGTGCAGGGACGTACAATAAGGCTGAATAAAAGAGATATGTATAAAGTTGTAACAGCCAATAATAAAGAGCTTATTATGACTGACAATCATATCACTCCAACAATCGACGGAGATAAACCAACATCTGAACTTACAACAGATGATTATATAATGTTCAATACAAAGCCGCTAAACTCGATACATGAGGTTGACGATGAGCTTACATATGAACAAGGATTCTTAATCGGTATGTATCTTGGTGACGGAAGTATGGACAAAGAAGATAGTCCAAATAATACAACCGCCACAACCATGTCTATTAATCAAGAAAAGTATGAAAAGTCCATCAAGATTCTTAATAAGGCTGTGTCAAAAATAGACGGGGATGCTCGTGTAAAACTTCACACACCACATAATAATGTGTATCCTGTGTATATATCTAGTAATGCTGTATCTGAATTTATAAGAAGATTTGTTATTGGTAAATACTCCTTTGAAAAATCTATGAATATGGATTGTTTGTTGCAGTCTGTAAACTTTAGAAAAGGTATTATAGATGGATATTATTTGACTGATGGTGGAAATAATAATAGAATTTATAGCACATCAAAAAACCTTATCGAATGCGTAGAGGCGATATTTACATCTCTTGGTATAAACACGATTATTGATGTATCTGATAGAACAGGAGAAGAAGTTGTTGAAATTAGAGGCCAAAAGTTCAATAGAAACTATCCTGTGTATTGTATTAGATGGTACGAAACCTATAAAAGAAAGCAAAGAGACATCTATAAGTGGAAGAATAATTCGGTTTATTTCAAAGTTAAGAGCATAGAACCTGTTGAATACAATGATGAGTATGTATATTGCTTTGAAATGGATAGCGATTATGAGCCATATTTCACACTTCCAAACGGCGTGATAACACATAACTGTCGTCTCGTTTCTGATATTAAAAACCTAGGGTATTTTAACTCAATCGGCGGAACGGCCCTCGAAGTTGGTTCTGTGAAAGTAAACACAATAAATCTTGCTCGAATTGCATATGAAAGTACCACTAAAGAACGATATATTGAATCCCTTAAAGAAGAAACTCTGCTTTGTTGTAAAACTCTTGATATTATAAGAGATATTATTAAGCGTAATATTGAAAAAGGACTGTTGCCTAACTATACATATAAGTTAATCAATATGAGTTCTCAGTATTCCACAATTGGTATTATTGGAATTTACGAAGTATTGTCTCATTATGGTATGACAGAAACCGACTCTCTTGGATACACATATTATTCAGAAGATGGAATTGAGTTCGCAAAAGAGATTCTTAAAACAATAACAGAAGTAAAAGACGAGTTTGCCAAAAACACAGATTACTCAATCAACATCGAACAGGTACCAGCAGAAAGAGCCGCCGCTGTTCTTATGGAAAAAGATAAACTTTTCTTCCCAGATGAAAAATATGAGCTTCCTCTATACGGCAATCAATGGATTCCTCTTGGCGTTAAGACTACAATAAGCGAGAAAGTAAAATTGAGCGCTATAATGGATAAAGCGTGTTCTGGTGGTAGTATCGCTCATATAAATCTTGATTCTCCTATGGAAAATTTTGATACTGCTTGGGAGCTTTTGAATAAAATAGCAGATGCTGGCGTTGTATATTTTGCTTTTTGTACACGAATTAGTGCATGTGAACATAATCATGGGTTCTATGGTGATACATGTCCGACGTGCGGCGGAGAAAAGGTTACAACATATCAGAGAATTGTTGGGTTCTTAACACCTGAAAAAACATATAGCAAAGAAAGAAAGTCAGAGTTCAAAATGAGAGACTGGCTCAGTATCGAAAGAATGAGTGAACTGTAATGAGAACAAAAAGTGTAGTTGTAGATGATTTTGTAAACTATAAAAAACCATCAATGTTTATATCAACTTGTTTTTGTAATTGGAAATGCTGTATCGGGCAAAATCTTGATATATCTGTGTGTCAAAACTCCTCACTGGCTAAATCGCCAGTGAGGGAGTTTACAAATAAAGAGCTTATTGACATATATAAACAAAGCATATTCCATAAAGCAGTTGTGTTTGGTGGGCTTGAACCGTTTGAACAGTTTGCTGAAATTTATAGTTTTATTGTTGAGTTTAGGGATTTTAGCGAAGATGATATAGTTATTTATACTGGTTTTAACAAAGATGAGATAGAGCCGTGTATAGAAAAGCTGAGACAATTTAAGAATATAATAATTAAATATGGGAGATATATCCCAAACGATAAAAGTCATATTGATAATGTGCTAGGTATAAAGCTGGCGTCACAAAATCAATATGCCGAAAAGATAAGCTAATTGAAAGGTTAATCATGCTACAAATATTTGTTACACAAGATAAAGAACACGAAGAAAAAATAAGGGCTGCTTTGAAAAATAATGATGGGTATTGTCCTTGTAAACTCGGCAAACTACAAGAGAATATTTGCCAATGCGAGGAGTTCTTAAACCAAGATAGTGATGGTTTTTGCCATTGTAAACTATACTTTAAAGCAGAGGTACAAGAATGAGGTCAATTAAATTTGTAAAAGAGCTTTATGGAAACGCTGAAAATATGCCAGATGATTCGTTTTTTATAAAAGATTTTGATTTGGCATACGAAAAGCGTGACACACTATCTATGTTGGAGAGCGCAATACATTCTGAATTACCATTTGAGGGAATTCAAACTCCGAACGATGAATCAATACAGCGCTCTTTGACTATCAAATTCAACAATGATGCCGAATTTAATGCTACAAGATGCGCAGTAATTTATAATGATGGCGATTGTGATGATTTTATAGTAAGCAATTTGCTTGAAACATTTTGGAAAAACCTTGATATACCTGATGGTATAGCGCCAGAAAATTATGCTGATGATTTCTGGAAATATGATTTGGAATTTGAAATTGGGAACTGTATTGTTTACAGCGAAAATGGAAAATTTGAATCATCTTATGAGAATGAAAATGGAGAAAAAGTTCCAGTAAAAACGAATAAGAAAACGATTGGTGTCCTACCGTATAAAGTATCATTCTCAAAAAGAGAAGAAGAAGTACCATTTGGTATGTAAAATTATGGCGTGTAAAAAAGGCTAACCCATACGGGTTAGCCTTTTATTTTTATGCTAAAGCCGCCTGTGCTTCGGCAATTTTGTCTTTTAGACGCTCATTTTCTTCTAATAAGCTCTTGTTTTCAGCTTCTATTTCTTCAATATATTTCTTGAGGGCTTCATTTTCAGTAACTAATTCTTTATTCTTTTCTTCTAAGACATTGACTTTAGCCAGCGCTTCATCAACCTGTTTCATCAAATCTTCAAGCTGTTTCATAAGTTCTTCAATTTGCTTTACAAGTTCGCTCGTTGGAGTTTCTGGTTCTGGTTCAGGCGTAGGCTCTGGTTCAGGAGTCGGTTCCGGTTCGGGTTCCGGGGTTGGCTCCGGTGTAGGTTCCGGGTCAACCGGAGTGTCAATTATTTCACATCTTACATCTGGTAAATTATATACAGCATAGTAAGAATTACCGTTTGTATATCTAAACTGACACCAGTAAAGTTCTTCCTCGTGAACCTCAGTATCCATCGTAATAAGAGGATAAGTTCCAACTGGAATATAATCGCTATCTCCAAATTTTACAACGTCACTTGTGTTTCGAGACATGAAAGCCTGATTCTTGTTTGGGGTTATAATCTTCAAAGACTTATTATCAACAGCTACATCAATAGTAGCATCAATAATTTCACATCTATCATCTGGAAGATTGTACACAGCATAACAAGAACCTCCGTCTGGAAGTCTAATTTCACACCAATAGAATCCCTGTTCTCCTACTGTGTTCTCTTTGCTGATAATCTTATAATCGCCAATTGGTAGATAATCAGAATCTCCAATCTTTATAACATCATCTACGTTCTTTGAGCCGAAGCCTTGACACTTATTTTCTATTTTTACTCTATATCTTAGAACAGACAAATTTTCCACGTCTCCACCACCTGTCGAACCTCCGCTAATTATAGACGGATAATCTTTATAAGCAATGTTCATATCAACATTACCAGATATTCCCGATACTGAACCTTTAGAACTATACTGCCATATTGTATATGGGCCTGTATATGACGGATTCCCTGTGTAATCAGCAAGCCACAAATCATATGCGCTCAATTGGCTCATATCTAAAAGTGTTTTAGCGAAGTTTGTGTATGTATATAATATAGGATAGTATCCAAGATTTTTCGTTTCGCTCAAAAATGCCTTACATATGTCTGTATTTGTTTGTTTACCTATCTGTGAATACAAAGCACTATCTTCACAATCGAAAGCAATAGGCATTGTAATAGTATAAGGCTTTACCTTTTCAGCAACGGCTTGCGCACACACCTTTGCGGAACTAACAGTTTTAGCATATGAATACACATATACACCAACATTTATTCCTGCGGCTATTGCGCCAGCCATATTCGTCTGATAATATGAGTCGTATCCCTCATTTATTGTACCATCATAGTTACAATATCCAACTCTGATAAAAGCAAAATTGTATCCAGCCGCTTTTACTTGTGGCCAGTTTATAGCGCCTTGATATTTGGATACGTCAATGCCTTTTATTTCGGTGTTTGTATTAGAATTGTCATTTGACGAATTATATATTCCAACAGAGTTAGAACATCCAGCATATTTTGTTGGGTCAAGCCCTTTCCCACTTCTTGTTGCTCTCACTTCAAGATGGCAATGTTTGATTGGTGGATTAGCGAGTGCGGCGTTTCCGCTGTTTCCCATAATAGCAATAGCGTCACCAGTTTTCACTTTTTGTCCAACTGATACTAAGTTTTTTTCGTTATGGCAAAAATAGATAAAGTTCACGGCGTCAGGAGTTTGGTTAGCGTCTAGCTGTACGCATACATACCAGCCCCATTCCCAAGTTAAATCACCTGTGCTTTTATCTACTTTACGAGAGGAAACGACTGTGCCACTAATAGATTTTCCACTATAATCTGGCATCAATATAGTTGTACTGTCCAATCCAACCAAATCTATACCGCCATGCCAAGTCTTTCCGTTTCCTCTCGTATATCCATAACAGCTATAATAATACGGAACTTGCGTTCTTCCAGTATAAATAGACATGTTGTTCTCCTTTATACGTAGCTGTATAGTAATTATATTATTTGCTCATTTTGGTAATAAGCTCTTTCATTGCTTTTATATCAGCTTCCTGATATGTTAATTGCTCCAAATTAGCAATTAAATGATATTCTGTAACTACTTCACCAGTAGCAACATTTACACTATCATATCTACCAATACCAATTGATACAGGTTCATTGTATCTTTCATATGTGATAGTGCTGTTTGATTCAGTGTTTATGATTTGAATTGTTTTTGTTAGTTCTTGATTAGAGAATAAAGCAATAAATTCTGTATCAGACATTGAAGATTTGTCCATGTGTATTTCTATATGACTTCTTACCGTAGACGAATAGCTAGGGTAAACAGCCGTCATAGGCAACACTTCATATTCATCGCCATTAGAAAGTTTAATTTTTACCATTATATATACCTCGTTATGTAGTACACCAGCATTTGTTCAATACAAGGTGTATAGTTGCTTGAGTTGTGCTACTACTACGACAAAATATACCAAGTGCCCAGCTGTTTTGTAGACTTGCTACATTTACCGTGAGTGTAAAACGCTTTGAAACAGCCCCATTACCCCAACCCTGTCCGTTTGGGTCGTTGTGATATGTATTAATTGAGTTGTCCCAACCTATACCCGTAACGGTAGGCCAACCACCGTTTATACTATAATTATCAAAGTTGCCAATTCCAACCATTCCAGTCGCATATGGACTAACATAGTAAACTGAATAATCAAAATTCACATAGTTATATGGGGTAAGATTAACAACAGCATATACTGCCGCGTCATTAGCAACGTTACCTGATACTTCTCTTTCAATTATAGTCGGAGGAGCAGTATTTGTTTCATTTGTTTTACTACCACGCACATACCATGTAGAGCCGGGATATACTTGTGCGTCTCTTTTCCACACTAAAGTATTGTTATAAAACACTTGGTCGGATGCTTGATTATTTAGATATACGTTCTGAGAAGTAGCAACATTTGTGTTATTATAAAATAATCCCATGTATACACCGCCTTACGAGTAGGAAATCCACAGGTTGCCATTATAAGACATAACTATATTAGATGAACGAGCTGAATCAGCACTATCGGCATGTACACACGCAAAATATTTTCTTGCTCCGCCATAACTACCAGTTCCACCATAACTAAGCCACCAAGCATAGTGGTCGTTGGTCGCTTTTGATATAGTTTCGCCTCTAATATTCCCTGTAACACCAGTAGCATTGGTAGCGGTTCCAGCAGATGTAGCATATGGCGCTGTAATAGTAGCGGCCACATCACCGTTTTTATATTTAAGCCTTATTGTATTTCCACTTGTGTCAAGTGCTGCGGCATAGGATGATACAATAGGATTACCAGCAGAATCTTGAGTTGCTTTCAACGCCTCATTAGCATAATTAACTTTACTTACTACTTCGTCAGAACTATTTCCGGTATATATAACTCCGTCTTTATCAATGGCAATTTGTCCGTAGCTCAATAGGGGGGGGGGCAGCCGTTACCGTAGCATCGGTACTCTGCCTAAGAACTTTTATTGACATAGATATTCACCCTTTTGGCAAATTAGTTTTCGCCAACTATTTGTTTATATTCGGACTCCGAAATCCACAAAGGCACATAAGAATATAATTGTTCCTTTGTTATATTTCCCATAGTATATTGAATTTTAAAGAAATCAAACATTTGAAACACCCCTAGACAACATTACAAGCATTGCTTCTTCTAAAGCAGCAACTCTATCGTTATAACTCGGCATTGGAGCTGGGCGGTTTGCTATTTCGGCTTCTTTTTCTTCATCGCTACGCTCTACTGGAATGTTGTTTTCAAGTTTATAGTTGGCGCATCCTCGAACATCATAGAGTGGCTGTGGGAAATAGTTTCCTTGTGCGTGATGGTGTTTGTCTCCATATCCGCTATCAATTTCTATCCATCCAGTAGTATCACTGATAAAAGCGCTACTATTTATCTCTACTATATATCCAAGTTCATTTACACGAACATATACAATATATTTATCTTCCATTTTATATACCTCGTTATACTTCAGCACTTAATGTTGTTTGAGTGTCACTTGTAATAAAACAACATGTTTGATTAGTATGTCCATTTGTTGTAATTTTGGCCGTTTTCGGGGTATTTTTACGTAAATTTTGCTCTTTTTGGCCCATTTTTACGTCAAAAACACCCTTTAAACGGCTCATAAAACTCATATTTTATAATTCTGCTTCTAAAACAATTACAGCTGTGAAAGCACCACCGGGATTGGAGGCAGTTGCATTTACAGCGAGCTGTAACGTCCTATCGTTATAAACCCCGTCTGTCTGTGGAATAGAACATGTTAATCCAGAAAATCCACCCCAATAATGTGCACTAGCAATAGTAATTGTTGGCACTACCCTCATTGGATAAAATGAAATCGTTGTAAAATACTTTTCTCCATCGCCAACATTAAATGCTTCCCCTCTAAAACTCATATTAAGGCGCTGGTAATATCTCAGACAGGCAGTTAGTTCTTCGTTGTATCCTTTAGCCACATATGGCGTAGCGAAACTTCCAAACTCCATCTTTATCCAGTCAACAGTTATAGATTGTGATACATTTACGACTAATGATAAAAGCGTAGCATTTCTATTTTCTTGTGATATCATTTTAAAGCCGCCCCATGTAGTTTCTAATAGAAACGGAGCATTTGTTACAGTAGTTCCATATTCTGGTACTGTTGTTGTGAATACATATTTAATATTATTTATAACTGAACTTACAGTTATAGTATCACCAATTGATATATCTCCTAGCGGTATATATTGTCTGAACTGATTACCATACCCTGCCAACGTATCATTCGATGTGTAAGTCCTAGTTGCAACATTAAATGTCCCACCTAGTACTTGCCATCTGTCAACCGAGTTTTCAACAACATTTGTTGTGTTATCATAACGGGTTTGATTGCGCTGATTCACAAGATTAAAGAAGTTTGTATTAATTAATAAGTTCGGATTGGATGTTTGAGAATATTTTTTAACACTCATTTGCTCGACTGGACTGTTAGAGCTGTCACCCACATACATACTTCCGGCCCTGTCACACGCAATTATTCCATATTCTGTGGTGGGGGGGGGCAACGGCTCTGTGGATGTTGATGATATTGTTTGTCTTAATATTTTAATTCCCATAGTCGTCACCCATCATAAAAACCATCATCATATGTTATGCTTCCAGCGGTGCTAAGCGTCACAGTGTCACTAAATGTAGTCGCGCCAGACACTGTGCCGCCTGTAATTGGAAGGGCACCAATATTAGCGGCTGTTAGGTTTACCTGACCTTCTCGATAGGCAGTTTCTGCATTCCCTTTTACACCATATACTCTGCCTCTTGGGAGACTCCAACTTCCATTAGCATTTAGATAATATGATGGATGTGCCGAATCTAACTTTGGACACAAACCAGGAGCAGAGCTGCTTGCTAATGCCCCGCTAAGAATCATACTCCTATTCGCTAATGCTGTGATTCTGCCATATTGGTCTATCGTTATATATGGCACATTAAAAGCAGAGCCAAAATTAATTGTTCCTGAAGCGCTTGGTCCAACGCTTTGGCTTGTGGTGCCCGGAAATAACGCAACTAAATATATATTGTATTCTCCATCAGTCGTAGACGGTTTAACAGATATTGCTGTGCTTCCATTATAAATAGTTCCAGTGGGTATACTCCATTCTCCGGTTGAACCAAGGTACCTTGTTGATTGGCCAGAAGTCGGAGCGGGAACCAATCCGCTTGTACCTGCTGCTGTTGTTGTAGCGCCTGTGAATACGGAATATGTCGTATCCTCCCAAGGCACATTAACATACGCTTGCCCAGAAGTATTAAGTTCAATAGGGTAATTCTTCCCACTTTCAGTGTACCCTATCTTAATTAATCCAAGTGTGCTAGATGTAGCTTGAGAATATGTTGTATTTGTATCTGTCCATGGAACATTTACAAACATCTTATCATCAGCATCAAGTTCTACTGGATAGTTTCTGCCACTTTCCGTATATCCAACCTTAACAAGTCCCAACGCTGTTGATGTCGCTGCGGAATATGTTGTGTCTGTGAACTTAGCGCCAGATGGTACAGACGAAGCTATTGTAAACCCTGTTGATTTAATTTTACCAGTCGTTCCATCAAAAACCGCCACTTGTCCAGATGTTGGGGCTGTACCGATAACTCCGACTTCAGTTGGGGTATATGTCGGTTTATTCGGCTCTTTTGCCCATGCTGATACGTCAGATGCTGGACGAGCATTAGATAGTCTGGAATCATTTCCCTGACATACAGTGCCAGCGGCACTTCCGAAATTCTTGTTGAACGCCGTATTCTTAGCAAATGCTGGTTCAGCTCCTATGGAAGTAGGAGTGGGTTTGGATGGTAGTGTTATACTTCTACTATCAGCCGATGTTATCTGTCCCCTGCTATTCACACTTATATATGGTACATCAATAGAATCTCCGAACCCCACACTACTATCTTGTGATGGGCCGTAAGAACCAGCAGTTACGCCGCTATTGCTTATTGAAAAAGAGGTGCCATTAAGGGATAATCCAGTACCAGCCGTATAAGTTGTGTCAGTGAATTTAGCTCCCTCTGGCACCCTTGTCCCTATTGTGTATGGTAAAGATTTATAGCCTAATGTTCCATCGCCAATCTTCACCTTGCCAGTATCAGTCTCAACCAAAAACTCGCCCTCAAGATAAAGTTTGTTGGCATTATTAAAGTTAGTGGAAGTATCATGCTTTTGTTGCTGTCTGGCATCTAAGGTTATATTAGCCATTTAATACCTCCCCTTTCTTAATGGTAATTATGCGTTCCCGCCATTAAGAATAAAGGTATCAGTTGTTCTTAAAAGCGTATCAGAGTCTGTCAATTCAGTAGAAGCGTGAGTAACCCAGTTCGCGTTTGCTCTCGCTGTTGTAAAGTACAAGTTGCTACCCTCAGCAACCTCGGACGTTGTAAGCGTAACAGCTCCAGTAAGTCCGTTTACACTCGTAACGGCGTCAGTTGGTGTTTCAAGTTCTACCCAGTTCGCCAACGTAGTAGCAGGAGCAACTTTAAGAATAAACGTTTTATTTACATCAGTACGAACAGCCACGTCGCCCTGCTGTGCCCCAAGAGCAAGCATCGCGGATTGGCTATCGACAACAAACGTATCCGTAATAGCAATGGCTGGGATAACAGCTTCGCTAAGTTTTCCACCAGCGCCAAGAACAGGCACATTGCCTTCGGCAGTACCAAAGTCCTTTGCCGCCGCTGTTCCAGCATCAGAAATCTTAGAAAGAGTAAGCTCAGGAATGTCAGCCGCTGTAAGATTTGCAACGCCCTCTGTTACTCGTCCTTTGGCATCAACTGTAACCTTTGTGAAAGTACCAGCCACAACACCGCTGTTAGCAAGCACAAGAGGAATTGTTACGTTAGCACTACCGTCAAACACAGGAGATGTACCAGTAGCATCACCAGCAACAGAAATTGTACGTCCAGTAGCCAATGTGGTAGCAGTATCAGCCGCCACAGCCTCTGATGCCTTACCGATTGTCATTGTGCCGTCAGCACCGATTGTTACTGTATCTGTACCCTTGGCAGTAGACTTAACAACACCGCCAGTTTCTGCTGTGCCATAATCAGTATTCTTTACATATTCACTAGGAACGGCTGTAAGAGCACCTAAATCATCTGCTGTAACCGTAACATTGGCAGAACCATTAAATGTCTTAGAACCAGCAGTAAGCGTGCCTGTGGTAGCATTTGCTGTGTCGGCTACAATTGCCGCGTTTACATATCCCTGTTCGGCCTTTGGGTTGTTGGCAAACTGCGATTTCAACATGTCGCCAGCGCCAAGGTCGCTCAAATCATCGGGAGTAACAAGCCGTTTCCACACGGCTTGATTTGTTGTGTTATTAAACAGCAGATACGCTTTATTGGCGGCTGTATCAACCCACATTGCGCCAACATCATATCCAGAATCCGTAGGTGTCGGAGCCTTATTCATAATAATTGCGCCAGTAGCGCTCGCATATTCAAGCGTTTTCCAATCGCTTACTCCGTCACCGAATTTAAATTTTCTAGTATCTGTTTCTACACCCATTTCACCCTTTAAAAGAACGGGGTTTTGTGTAGTCCAGTTATTTTTAGTATCATTTCTTATTTGAATTTTTACATCTAATGTTGTATTAGCCACGAGCTTTCCCTCCTGATATAATATCTATCTCACTATAATCAGAGCCTACACAATAATACTTTAAATCGGTATCTGACCATCTATATGTCCTATTTGTAGAAGTTTCGATATATATATTCTTTTCGCTTCCTATGTTTGGAAACTCAATAGCAGTCTCTTTTGTAATTGTTTCGGTCTTTGTATCTTTCAGCTCTTGATATTGAGCATCGGCTTGTTCTTTATATTCATTTACAAGTTTGACGTATGCTTCATAGTCGGTTGGTGTAGGCGGAGGACTTGGAATATTCTCGGCATTATATAGTGCTGGTTTAACCGGAACCATTACTTCATTTGTCGTAATTCGCTTAGTATCTGTAAACCCATACAATGATACTGTGAAATTAGGAGAAGTAATAACCTCCCATGGAACCAAACACACATTGCCAACAATTGGAACTGTAAAGTTTTTGTCCTCAGTCGTATTATTGAATACGGCATTCTGCGCTACTTCTTCCCAATCATATGAAAAGTCAAACATAGCATATAAATAATTATATGTACCCCCAACTACCTTTTGACAATCATTTCTAGTAAGTCTTTGTTTGTTTACAGAAAAACTAAGCATAAGTCACGTCCCTCTCTGTTCCCAGCCCTCGGCTTTGTCAATCACGACTATATCTTCGTCTTTCAAATTACCAAGACTTTTGATTTTATCAAGAGCCTGTTTCCCGTAAACTGTATATGATAATGTGATAATGATTGCTACTATGGCTAATACGCTAACACCTTGTATACTCTCAGAATATTGTGGAGCAACATTGTATATTTCTATGAGTTTTGTAATTCCAGAAAGCCCAGCGGCAAGAATATCGACGCCGAGAACAACGCCGATATTCCTAACAACGCCAGTAAGAAGTGTTTTCCACTGGAACTCATTTGTCTTAGACGCGATAACCGAACCTAAGATACTATTGGAAAAAGCACAAAACAACATAAAGATTCCAAAAGATGATACCATTACTAAGCTATCTAATACAGCGTTTAAAATTTCATTCAACATAGCTAGGCATCCTTTCTATATGTCATTTAGGAGACACCCATTTCATACAGTTTCTGCTCAACATATGTCCTCTGTTCCAGAGTAACATACAGACACATTACTTCTGTGGTTTCTCCTGTTTCGTGACTTGTAGTTGAAACGAGTTTCTTACCAATACTAGTCACAATGCAATAGTGACGATATAAACACTCATAAGCGACATCGCCGCCGTCTCCTGTTTTGGTGATGCGGAGTTCCTCCGTTGCGGACTCGTCCGAAAACGCCTTTTCGAGAGCTTCTAATGTCATTGCGCTTTCATCAATGTAAATTTCCATTTTGCTACGAATATTCGGCAAGCCGCTTGGATATACCGTAGTAGGTTCAAGAACCTCATATTCTTTGCCATTTTTAAGTGTTACTTTTATCATAATTGTCTCTCCTTTAAACCAGATAACAACCGTTCATTAATATTGTTGCGTTTTTACCCAAGTGAGTAGCGCCAGATTCAACCTCTAACATCAAATAATAGTTCCCATTTGGTGAGTTTATATTGAACTTTGTGCTGGCCGTATAAGTTGCATCAAATCCATTCGCTTCTGAATAGATAAGCTGTTGAACAACATTGCCGTTTATATCACTCAATGCTACTTTAATATGGGAAAAACTGTTTGTAATATATGCTCTTAGATTAGCAAAATATATCTGTGAATATCCTATTGTGCTGAACCCACCAAGCATAACACGCCCATATCCTCGTTCTGTGCCGCCAAATGCGTCGACCTTAATGTCTGTGCCACTGTTTGTAACAGTAAAGTATGCGGCATATCCAAGGTTTTGAGTATTAGCAACAGGAGCGCCTGGATATACAGTATATTCTTTTTTCCAAACCTCAGTACCATTGTACGTTACAGTTTTACAATGGGTTCCATTAAATATAACATTACCAGACGGAGGGATATTTGTGTTGTTAAAAGATAACGCCATCTATATCCCTCCCATCGTGTCAGCTTTTATAGGGGGGGGGCAACTAACCCAGCGATTTTATTTAATTTCATATCTTATACTCCGTATCAATATTAGAAATTACACTTTAGACTATAAATATAACCAGTGAAACTACGAAAGTTATTATTTGAAAAACCCATCAATACATAGTAACCTCCACTAAGTCCCGAAGTATTTAGAGTTACGCTGGTTGTCTTCGAAACACCAGTTACATAAGTTGCCGCTACGCTTGTATTATCAGCATTTATCGTTGGCCATGAATTAAGTATATGTATATAGAAATACGAATACGTTTCGTATTGGTCAAAAACATTAATACTTGCGGTCAATGATGAAATTGCCGATAAATCAACTTTCCAGTTGGTAATAACACTACCACCACCAAGATAATTGCCAGTACACGTTACTGAAATATTTGATGCGTTGAATGCCGGAGTAGACGCAGTTTGGTTTCTGTAATAGTTTGTACCAGCAGAGCCACCTAAATAATAGGCAGCTTGAGCATTCCAGCCACCAGTAAATTCGGTATATTGATTTCCGCTGTTATATAACCATTCTGGTGCTCGTTTCCAAACTTGGGTTCCATTGTATGTTACCGTGCTACAACCAGTTCCATTATATGTTACGTTTCCGCTTACTGGTACATTTGTGCCATTAAATGATAAAGCCATAATAACACATCCTTACCATGTAATTGATAAACTGGTTCCATTAAGAGCCATATTCAGTGCGTGACCGTTTATTTTACTGGCATTTCCAGCATTAGTAGCATTAGCGGCATTGCTGGCATTGGTAGCATTGGTGGCGTTTGTAGCGTTTGTAGCTGTGTCGGCGTATACAGCAGCGTAATACTTTCTAGCTCCATCTCTATTACCAGTTCCAGTGTAGTTGAGGAACCAAGCATATGGTGAAGCAGTTTGTACCGCTATGCCCATCTCTTTAATTGACTCTGCTACATTTCCCGCACTATTAGCATAAGGAACAGTTATTGTCGAAAGACTTTCACCAGTTTTATTCTTTAGAACAATTGTATTGTTGGCAACGTCCAAAGAGTTCGCGTATGTCTCTGTTATTTGATTACCAAGATTATCTGTGTCAGCTTTAGTGGCATACCCAACCTTGGTGGTTCCGTTAAGTATATTTGTGAATCGTTTGAGTATTTTGCCAAATAAAATAGACAATTTATCGCCAGAAGCTATGTCGGTATCGGTAGCAGCCTCTGTGAAAGTAACAGTAACGTCAGAACCATCACCAGTTTTGTCAAGTTTATTGAGAAATGCTGGTGTTCTATCGGTTACAAAATCTGTCATTTTGACTTCAACTTGGCCGCCTGTTACAACAGTGAGCGGACCGGCGGCGTTGTCAATGTCCAGCGGGTCCGTAGCGTACACTTCGGGAGAACTGAGCACATAGGCAACTTCTGCGCCTGTGGAAAGTGCTCCCGTGCTGGATATCCACGCCGTTGTGATACTTTCGCCCGCATAGCTGGCAATGTAACCCACATTGTACGTCACAACAAGCTTTTCGGCACCTTCATGCTTTTGCCGCGTCACGCACTTATCCTTGACATCGCCCACACGTCGTAGCGGGCGCGGGATGGGGATAGGTGTCACACTGCCCTGATAGGTTTCGTATGGTAGTGGCTCCGCGCTTTTAATGATGTATGGGCGATAAGTTCTATTTACGACACTGCCTTTCGTAATTACAATATACACTAATCCAAATTTGACATGAGGTTGTATCGTTAGGTCGAAAAATGTAAAACCATTTTTTGTGACTGGGAAGTCGTACGCTGGAACGATTCTCGTCAAGCCCATGAGCCTATACAGTGAAACGGGTATGGGCTTTAGATTAAGATACGTTTCTGCTGTCGCTGTACCAGACACGGTAATGGTTCCATCAGCATTAACGGTAATATTTAGCCCATTTTTCGTCTCGCTCACTTGACTATACGGCATCGGCAGCAAGTTCCTCCCGCACACATGAACGCTATCCACCCCCGTGAGCGCCACAGGAGCCTCCGTTGTCCCGCCCTGTGCGTTCTCGCCGTAGGCTGTGATGGACGCGATACGATTCGTCCCCGCGTAGGCGATGGAGACGGGAGCGCCACTATACACAGCAGCGGCACTGTTTGCCATATTGGCCACCTGTACAACGTTGCCGTTTTCATCAAGCGTAGCGATACCATTGGGTTGGGCGGCTTTTTTGCCAGAGCTTTCAATCGTACCATCGTCAGCTATTTGTAAGATATCCCCAGCTTCGCCCGTTACAGTGATAGAAGAAGCGCTGGTAATTCCAATAACAACAAATTGTGTTCCATCATACAAACACAACACAGGGCTATTGGCAACAAAATCACCAGCATCTACTGCTTTAAGTACACCATCGGAACCATATTTCATAACATCTTTATTCGTGGTTCCATTAATATTGATTTGTACAGCCCCAGTGTTCTTTTGATTCAACGAAAGAACAATTAGCTGTTCGTTTTTATATCCGGGATAGTTCGCTACACTAGCAGTATATAACGAACCAGCAGAATATGTACCTTTTACAACAAATGCTGATGGTGTAGCATTTATGCTATCAATAGCATCAGAATGTTGTTTAAGCACAGTATCTATAACATAAAAGTTACTTGTACTCTGACTGCCAGCGGTGGCAACACGGAAATCCAAGAACCTTACATCAGTGTCAGTGCTGTTATACACTGAAAAGCTATAATTTGGCGTTGTAGCCATTGTACCACTCCTTTTCTATTTCTTTACCATGTCGCCTTTGTTCGTGGCAATAACAAGGTGCGGCTTATAAGTATAATTATTATGACGTAATAAAATCCAAGTCTCCAAGCGTAATACCGTCCATCTCGCCAAGCGTTTTTGGGTCTAGCTCACCAAGTAATCTAAATCTACCAACTAATGGCTGTGCTGTTATTTTCAACATTACTGGTATGGTTGTGGTAGCCTTGACAAGCATTTTCATACTTGCTACAATATTGCTTGTCATGGTAATAGTAATGAGATTTGATACTATCGACTTGAAAGAGACAATTAAATTGGTTTTTATCGGGGTAACTTTATTTGCCATTAACATTCTAAGTTTGACACGATTAGCTACTACTGAAAACAAATATTGTGTCTTAATAGTAACCTTTGACAGTAACTTAGCTTTCAAAGAAGATATAATCTTTATTGTGTTGATGTTATTGAACAACAAAGTTACCAGTCTAGGAAATGTAGCTGCTATTATTGTAAATGAACGTTTGGCATTGGCATATATTTTGAACGGCTTCATTTAATCGCCTCCGTTCTAGGATTACACAAGCTGAATCTTCATTGAGTTGATAGCAAACAAAAGAATCGTAGCTGTCTGAACCGTTCTAGGCGTAGTCAAAGCATCGTAATAAAGCACGTTGCCGCCACCAGTTGTAGCTGAATCAGCAATAAATACATGTGTGATAGTTCCCCATGCTGTTGTACTTTCTGGGAACTCAAACTGTACCTTATTCTGTACAATACCGCCAGTAGAATCTGTGAAGTTGGTTTTGTTATTTGTGACTGCTACTCTCTGGTATCCGCCACCAGTCGGCTCTGTAACACCAGTACCAGCCGCATTTATAGCAGTAGTAGAAAGCCCAATATAATACGTACCGTTCGGCGTAAACGATGTAGAGCCAAACAGATAGTCATTGAGTCTATTGGCCTGATAAGTTGTAATAGCCAAAGAAATCACTCCTTAGTTTATTTATAGGTTATAGTATATGGGCTAGAGCAATACTAACCCATATACTGTGAAATATTTACTTTCATGCTCTGATTTTTGGAATAATTGTGATAACGCCCTGCTGATATACATACTCGTCGCCTTTGTAGTCTACAAGAACAGGCTGTTGTATGAATTTACCAGACAGGTTTTCAGTATTTGAACTGCTAAGTTTTACAACGAAGTTATTACCACCGAATATTTCTCCCGGCAAATCTAAAACGGCTACGTCGGGTTGCCCTACATAACACAGTCTCCAACGCGCTGTTGAACTGCTCAAATCCAAAGGAGTTCCGTCCTTATAGAAATAAGAAAATTCAAGCGTTTCAGAGTCGCCAGCAATCATGGCAAATTCACCTAGCTGATTAACTTCTATACAGAATACGCCATTAGCCATTGTATTCTCCCTCTTTCAAGTCTGGCTCCTTTAGTTGATAGTTGTCGCATTCGACAAACAGTTCTTCAATAACATTCATAACACCAGCGACAATAGCGCAATTCTGTTTGCCGCTTACTTGAATAGTGTTAAGAGCATTATATATAGATTGCAATTTTTCTTTCATTTTCCGGTTCCTCCGTTATAATATAGTCAATAAAATTGAAATTTCAAGGACGCGCAGCAAGCTGGACTAATAGAAATTTTGTGTCAAATATAGTTTTACAACCGCTTCCAGTTGTGACATATGTTAATTTCAAAGAACAAACATTTGAAGTTACATACACAAACTGTATATCATCAATGACAGGTTCAGTTGGTGCGTGGGTTATTAGCGGTTGACAACAAATCATCCGCTTACAACCCAACCAGAACCACCATATGTAAGTCCTACAACTACTTTTTCTTCGGAATATGTTGGTGTGCCGCCTGAACTTATGCTGGAAACATATCTAATAGTATGTGTTTGTATGCCGGTCACAAAGGTCGTAAAGCTCCAACCAGCAGCTCTACCTTGAAATTTCAAATTTGTGAGGTCAAGGTTCGCGATAGTAGCATTTGTAGCGT